TGTGTCCCTATTTTATCATAGTTAAAAAAGAATATATATGAGAAGTGAAAAGAATAAAAACATATGAAGAGTTTACACTTAAAGGGATTGGAAAATCTCTTAGAGACCTTGTTTCCAAAATTGGAAATGTTTTTCACTTTAAAGGTTGGAAAGTTTATTAACTTTTATTAAATTTGTTTTTATGATAAAATTAGAGCTACCAAGATTTAATATTAAATTGGAATATAATGATATTTTGGATAAAAATGGATTACCTGGTGGCTCTCATATTCCAGGTATAAGAATGTTTTCTGATTTAAAAAATAAAAAATCTTATCAGGTTGATACCAGAAATAATTCTATATCCACATATAGAGGTGGTCCAGATGTTCCTATCCAAACAGAAATAGATCAATGGGTATGTAAAAAATTCCAAGAATATAAAGATTCTAATTTTAAGTTTGGAAATGATTTATACGATCCAACCGAACAAATTACCGTAGAAGGTTTTTTTAATTATCTACATAAATGTATGAGAGATGAGGTGCTCACCGAAATTATTCAATAATTTTAAATCCTAATTGAGATTCAATATTTTTTCTAAAGGAGGAATCTTCTGCCATTAAATCGGAAGTTAAAAATGTTTTATCTAATTCTTTTGTAATTAGATGTCTTTCTGTTGTATTTAATTCTCTCAATTCATCTAAATCTTTTGGGGTGTATTTAGCACCATGTTGACAAACTTTATCTAATTCTAAATAAGACCTTGGCATTCCATAATGACCCATTCTTCTAAGATCTCCCAATTTATAAATATCATTATCATCAGATATTAAATAAACGCCATATTTAAATTGTTTAAATTGACTTTCAGAATAAGGATCTTTATCAATTAATACATTTTTTATAGGCTTTTCCTCAACTTTTGGAAGAGCTTGTTTGGGTTTAGAAAATGATAACCAATTTTTAATTTTCATAATTTATATATAAAATATGAAATATGCAAAAATGTTTAATGAGCACAAATTGGGTGAAACCGGATTTGAATATTTAACTGATGAAGAGTTTGAATCTAGGAAAGAAGAAATTTTAAAACAGGTTAAATTGTTATATGATAATTATGAGAATTTTACAAAAATGGTGTCTCCACAGGGATGGAGGATAACTGGACACCATTGTAGAGAACTTAGAAAAATGATGGAGGAAATTGAAAATCTTAAAATGGTTAATAAGGAGAGCTGAAAAGTGAAATTTATAGAAAAAGTGTTAATGACGAATCCTAAAATAAATTTCTATCGAATTAAAATTGAAAAGTCAATATCCTCGTCTGTTGATATAAGAACATCTAAAGATCTTTCTAGATCCGTTAGATCTAATTCAGGTTGTGACATAATAACTTTGTGATCAAATTTTTTGACTTCTTCTTCTATTCTATATATGAATTCCAACACTATATTAATTAGTTTTTTACATTCAGATCTGGTTTGTCTTCTTGGTCCCTTTACAATATAAACCATAATGATATCTTTCATTCCCCAATTGTGTGGAAAGTAATTTTTTGGCCTTTTTATACATTTAACATGTAGTCCCTCATCTTCTAAAATATAAAGATAATCTTTGATTTCAATTTCAATTTTGTCTTTAATATCTTCTTCTGAAGATTCAAATTTCTTTAGATATTTCATTGGATGTATATATAAATTCAGATTCAATAATTTTATTCTTAATAGAATTAATATACCTTTTTGTAATACATAAATTTGATGTATCGCATATTTCTTTAGGTTCAATGTTGTTCATAAATCCATAATATACAGAAATTTTATGATCAATGGTTGGATAGAATCTGTGTACATGAGAATATGATTGATATCCTTTGATATATTCATTATCATAGTAATCATATCCATCCCAATTTTCATATATTGACTTCTTAATTTTATTAGTTAATTTTCTTGTTTCTTTTTTATAAATTTCCCATTTAGTTAATAGATGATCTGGTATGATATAATCATTATTAATTTTAGTATTTAAAATTTTATCATAGATTTCTTTTACTTGTGAAACATTTTCAACACCGTATTTTTCCATACAAGTATCAATTTTTTTCTGTTTTATAGATAATATATTTTCCCTATATCTTTTTTTAAATTTATCGGTTTTAAATGATGAGTCAACTCCATATCTCTCTAGGAAAGTTTGTTTAATTTTTTCTATAATTATATCTTTTTTTGATTCAAGTATTTTTTTAAATTCCTCAGTTTTTGAAAAGGAATCAACTCCATATTTTTCCAATAGGGATATTTTAGACTTTTCTTTAAATTTATCAGATGACATCCAAATTCTATTTTTGTCAACAATTTCTGGTTGTAATAGATGTGTTGTAAAACCATATTTTTCCAAGCATGTTTTTTTAGTTTTATTTCTAATGTCTATGTTTTTGTTAGGATTATCAACTCCATACCTAACCATGGATGTTTCTTTAAATTTTTTGGAGAATTCTTCCGTTAATGAAAAAGACTTTTCTCCATATTTTTCTAAACAGGTTTTTTCTTTTTCTATATTTTTGCATTTGAAACACGAATAATATCCTTTATTGTTTCTGTTAAAATTAGTATAATATTTACTAATCATAATTTTATTTTCAGATTTGCAAAAATTACAAATAGCAGTTATTTTTATTTTGCTAGTATGATTGATTATATCAACCGGTACTACTATTTCTTTTGACTTTACTATTCCATCTGTGGATATTTTAAATCCTAATTTTTGATAATAGTTTATATTTCTTGGATTAACTTTTACTAAAACTTCTTTTTCCTTTATCATATAAATTATATATTTTATTTATATATAAAATATCATTAGTTCCCTTTAGAATTAAATTAGAAAAATAAATAATAAAAATGACTAAGGAAGAAAATCTTTCCAAAATAGAGTCACTAAAAAACAAAGCCAGCAGTTTGAAAAGAGACATTGACTACTATAATGCCCTTCAAACTGCTCTTTTTTGGTCCCAGGAGTTTTTACTTCTGGGACATGACTAAAACTAATATTGAACGGCTCGTACGGTGCCTTCGCAACACCCTACTTCATTTTGTTTAATCAAAATGTGGCAGGAACTATTACCGCACAAGGTCGTGACCTCACCAAAACCATGAATCATGTGAATGAGGAGTATTGGTATAAGAGGTGGCATACTGATTTTGAATTACATTCAAGAATGTGCATAAAAGATGTGACTAAAATAGAAAAAGAAGAAGAAGTATCCATCTATGCTGATACAGATTCTTTATTTGTATCCTTTAAACCAGCTATGGATCATTCAAAATGGAGAGATCTTTTCATCAATAAAGAATATTTAGAATCAATTCAAGTTCCTTTTATTGTTTTGCAAAATTCAGAAAATCCAATAAAATTTACAAATGATAAATGTGTTTGTGATTGTGTGGATTTACAGGGGTTTCAAGATTGCTTTTTGCTAAAAGCACCCGAACTCATTATTATTGATGGGTCTTGGATTAAAGATAGAGATTTACAATCCCTTATAAAGGATAGAAATGTTTATTGGAATTGGTCTAGAGAACTTGATTTTATTATGGGTTTAGATCATTTCAGATATGCCGGATATTTTAAGAAGTGTTTAGAGGTTTATGCCAAATCATTTGGAGTAGAAAATAAAGAAGATTTTGAACTTGAACGAGTTTCTGAATCTATTATCAATATAGCTAAAAAGAAATACATTCAACATATTACTTATGAAGATGGGATTCCTTTTGATAAACTAACCTATATATTTCCTAAAGGAGTTGAATTGGTAAGATCATCAACACCAGCTTTTGCCCGTGATAAAATTATCAATATTGTAAAATATCTATTTTTACATCCTGATGATTTTAATATTAAAGATTTATTGAAATTAGTCAAAACCTTGAGAAAAGAATTTGAACTGGCCGAAATTGATGATATTTCAATGCAATCCTCTTGTTCGAATTATGAAGAAAAGGTTCTTCAGGATGTAGAGAAATTAGAATTTGTGGTGGGAGCTCACTTTGCAGTAAAAGCATCTGCCTATTATAATCATTTACTACATAAGAATAAGTTAGCTCAACAGAAATATGAATTTATTAAATCTGGACATAAAATTAAATACTATTATTGTAAGAATACAAGTATGAATTCTATATTTGCTTTTATTAGGGGGACATATCCAATGGAATTTGCTCCAGATATTTGCTATGACACACAATTTGAGAAGTGTATTCTTTCTCCAGTGAATTCTATTATAATACCACTTGGCTTACCAGAGATAACTAGAAGATTAAGTGTTGTAATGGATGTTTTTGGAGGCACATCTAGATAATATATATGATATGGATGGTATAAAAATTCAAGATTTTTTGAATAAAAAATTTGATTATAATATAGTAGCTTTAGATCATAAAAAATTTTATAAAAGTAGAGACTATATTGATACAGAGTGTAAATTACACGGAAAATCTAAAATTAGATATGATCATTTATTAGATTATGGTTGTTCAAAATGTTTAAATAAATCATCATTGGATAAAAGAACATTTAATTTTGTTAAAAATGCAAATTTTATTCATAAAAATTTATATACCTATGATAAAGTAGATTATACTGATAATAAAACTCCAGTCATTATTAGTTGTAAAAAGCATGGTGATTTTAAACAAAGACCAGATAACCACCTAGCTGGAGCCGGGTGTAAGTATTGTAATTATATTTTATCTAATTCTGACTTTATTGATAGGTGTAGGAAAATTCATGGGAATAAATTTAATTATGATAGGGTTAAGTATAAAACTTACAAAGAATATGTTGAAATAGGATGTCAAAATCATGGATATTTTAATCAATTAGCAAGGGTACATTTAGATGGGTTCGGATGTCCTATATGTAGCCAAAGTGTTGGTGAAAATAAGATTAAGAAATATTTAGAAGAAAATGAAATTGAGTTTAAAACTCAATTTAAATTTAAAGATTGTAGAGATAAGTATCAATTATCATTTGATTTTTATTTACCGAAATATAATTTATGTATAGAATATGATGGGGTTCAACACAGTTTGCCAGTTAAATACTTTGGAGGGGAAGCCTCACTACAATTGCAAATTAGAAGAGATAAGATAAAAACAAATTTTTGTAAAGAAAATAATATTAAATTAATTAGAATTTCATATTTAGATAATATAGAATCTAAATTGATGGATATATTTCGCTAGATTGGTTTTCTAAATATTAGAAGAAGTTTGAGTGGTCCAGTCCCAGCCATGCTTACTTTAAGATAGTCCATATGGTAGTTGACTATTTCATATCCAATTTCATACATTCTTTCTTTTAGTTCTGATATTTCTAAAGAAAGCTCTATAATATCAAAATTTTCTGGTGATGTGTGTATTGTGTTTTCTGTATCTAATTTTCCTATTCGACAATATAAATGTTTTGAGGTTTTGAGCATTTCTAATTTAACATCTTCACCAACTCTGGAATTAATATCTAATAGAAAGTTTTTAATTTCTTCTTTATCCAGCTCAATTTGATTTTGTAGTTTGGTCTTGGTTTCAAACACCTTTAAATATTTCATATTATTTATATATATCAATTCCTATTTTTAAACAACCTTCTTCATAGTCTTCTGGATAATAGGACTCACCATTCTTTTCAAAATCTATATTATGTAGAGATATTAATTCGTGTTTGTATGGAATATCATTTATGTTAAATGAGTGAAATGGTATATTTTCAATATCCTCAAAGTAGAAAAAAATTCTATTTTCAAATATATTAAACCCATCGTCTTTTAATTTGTTGATAGATTCATCTAAATCATCTTTATCAAAGGAGTGTGTTCCTTCATAGGTTAGATAGATATGTTTTGCAATATATTTATCTCTCACAATTGGAATAATTGCTTTTTCTTTGTAAACAACATCCTGATTATCTAAAATATTATTGAAATAGTCCTTTACATGACATTCGAGTGTATTTTCGTTAAACAATTTAATATATTTCATATTTTATGGAATAATATTTTAAATGAAAATGACACATCATCTGGATATCTAGATCCTGATCCCATATTTGCAAATTTAACTTCTACTTCTGATTTGTATCCTAGATATTCTATTCTATTTTTAAACTCCTCTATTATTCTGGTTATTTCAAATGGATCTTTTTGAATAATTGCTGTTCCACCACTTACACTTTGATGTCCGAAAACAATGTGTCTTGGATATGATACTTCAAAATGATTTTTGTATTCAATTACTTCAATTTTTGAATTGACATCAAACATACTTCTTGCCCCATCCAACTCATCTCTCAAATCAATTAAATAACTTTCTATTTCTTCTTTCATGTTTGATTCAAACAACTTAATATATTTCATGATTTAATATATATTAAATGAGTATTCATAAATTTAAACAATTTGAAAAATATGAAAATGCTTATCAATCTAATGATTTTACAGAATTGGAGGAAATATGGTCAATTATTTGCGATTTAAATGTTCAGGGATTTACTTTTATAAAAATTTTTAAATATTGGTGTGATAAGGATATTGAATTAAATTCGACTAAAACACTTGGTCAAATATTAGTTAATTCAGCTATCAGCTCAAGTAGTGGGTTTTTAAAATTGGATAAATTATATTCCATTAATATTCAGGTATATAAGAATATTTTTAAAAATATTGATCAATATTCTGATTTTTCGGATGATTTTTTCGTTGCTTGTGATAGATTAAAAGATATAGGAGATGTTATAATTGATATTGGTGATAATCGAGAAGATGGAAGAAATTTAGAATACCAAATATTATTAAAAGTTAAAAGAAAATGAAAATAAAATTATTTGAAAATTTTAATAAAGAAGAAGACTTCAGAGAAGAAATTGATCATTTTATAACCAATGTGGTGGATGAATTGAATTTACACAAAGCGGATAGAAGGAAAGATCAAAAACTTTTTGGTCCAAATTTTTCAGAATCTTTGGCAACTGGAAATGGACTTACCTTACCAGTAACTCTTGTTCCATTACACAAAAGTGCATATAACGGAATTTTACAATATTTTCCTTATTTCACCGAGGACGGATTCCATATAAATATGGATTTTTTAATAAAAAGAGAATTCTATAATGAAAATAAGGATTTGGTGATGGACTCTATTAAAGAATTTGAAGATAGATTGCAAGAATTTTTAGATAAACCAGGATGTAATTTTTTCTCTCTTTATAATAGAGAATCTGAAGACATTTATTTTCAAGCTTTTTCGTATAAAATTTATAAAACCGATTTAACTTTTCATGCAACTTCTGAAGTTGGTAAACAATAAAAACTAATATATAACTTATGGCAGATGTAGATGTTTCAGATATGTATATTGGATACCCAACAGGTCCAAAATTTGTTGTCAATCGAGTAATTGAGGATGATTTAATTGCCGTGATTGTTCAGAAATATCAAATGATTTTATTTACTAATAAAGGAGAAGTATTTGGTGATCCTAATTTTGGATCAGATTTACCTAAATTGTTATTTCAAACTAGGGTCTCACAAGATACGGTGAAGAAAATGTTACTAGAACAAATATATACTTATATTCCAGAAATAGCGGATAAAAATTTTACTTTAGAAATTGAATTTTTCTCCGATCCAAATAATTGGCAAGAAGCCATGCAAATTAATTTTACTATTGCTGATTATGAAATATATGCAATTATTGCTTAAATGAATTTTATTATCATAGAAATTTTAACCTTTCTATTTTTCTTTGTATCCACTACTTTAATATGCTTTTTATATGGTTTTAACTGGGTTGTTTGTTTATATGGATACGGATATTCTTTAGCTGCTTTTTGGTTACTAATAGAAAGGTGGATTAATTATAGTAGAAATAAATAATAATATCGTTAATATCAACATTTCCAAAATGTCTATAAATAGACAATCTATCATTACATGTGTCTTCAGCATGATCTAGCCACTCGTTAAAAAAATCACTTTCGATAATTTCTGATTTTGTGTGTTTTCCTTTATATAGTTTAATTGTAAGTGGAACAGCTCTTACAATGTCCTTTCCTTTAATTCCAGGAAATCTAAAATTTCTATTTGGATAACTAATGGTTAAATATCTAACCCCTTCGTCATTTAAAATATATTCAATGTCATTTAGTTCTTTTAGTATATTGGTAATATATTCTCTTTCCTCATTAAAATTTTTAAATTTCTTAACCATTTGAAATATATATTAAAAATAGATTTTGAAATATGAGATAATATCCTTACATTTGTTCTCAACAAAGGAAATAAAAAACAATATATAAGACATGGAAGTAGTATCAACCTTGTAGATTACATTTAAGAAAGAAATTCGTCATCCTCCGTAATTTTTGTCCAACAAGACAAAGAATATGAGAGGAATTTTTATTGCCTAAAAAATTAAAAAAAAAACAAAATGACGAACTAGATTACAAAAAAAGAAGAAACAAAATTAATTATCATCACCAGAGATAATATCTATCCTGGATACCAAGCTGTCCAATCTTGTCACTCTATTGCAGATTTTGCAGCAGAACACCCCCTAACCTTTAAAAAGTGGAAGGAAGAGTCCAATTCAATTATTTGCCTATCCGTAAAAAATGAATTAGAACTTTTAAAATTATTTGATAAGTTTAAAACACTTACCGAAGCTACCTTATTTTTCGAACCTGATGTCAATGCCAATACATCTTTTTGTATGTATGGAACACCAGAAATACGCAAAAAAGTTGGAAATCTTCCACTTTTATTAAAAAATAAAAAAGAACTATGTTAAAAAAACTATTTGAAAGCAGACACTTTAAGAGAGACTCAAATTTTAATAAAATATTTTCAAGAATATTTGGAGTGAGTATTTTTTTCCAAAAAGGAGTATTCTGGTATGATATAGAAAAAAAGAAAAAACCTCAATTTTGTCAAGCCTGCAATCATAGACTGTCTGTTGTTCCAGGAACAAAATATTTTTACAAATATAAAGACGATCATATTGAAATAAAAACTGATAGTATTGAAAACGCTTCTATAAAAAATAAAGGATGGATAGTTGAATATCGATATAATGATGAGAATAAGTGGTACTTACATTGGAACAAAAAGATATATGTTTCCGAAAAAGAAGCACTTGCTGCTATTAACCAAACTAAAGGATCTTATAAAAAATATAATAGGGTATAAAATTACACCATTATATAATATTGACATTGGATATTATAGAGATATTAAACTAGCAGAGATATTTAAAGATAGTATTCCAGAAACTAATCCAAAGTTTTATAGATTAAATAAAAATTATATTGTGAATAGTAATTATGCTGCACATGGTGGGTCTGGATATGAATATGAAAGTGGGAGAATATTTGTTGATATTGATGGGTACCATTGTTGGTGTTTAGCCACTCCAAAAAGTCCAAGAATAGGTAGTCATTTATCACACCTTATAAGGGAATTAAAATCCAAAAATATGTTAGATGAAATTAACATTGAGGAAGAATATTGGATACATCCACACATTAGTAGAGAAGTTGAAGAAATTATTAAACTAAAAAATAAAAACAAACAATTATGAAAAACGCAAAACAAGAAGTTATGAGCTACTTAACAAAAACAAGCAAACATTTTTTTAAAAATGAAAAAGGAGATACTTTAGAAGTAAAGTTCAATCCAGAAACAGGAGTATTTACATATACCGGAAGTCCTAGATCACATTCAATTGAAGATTATTTAATTGGATATAAGGAAAATACTAAATGTGTAATTAAACACATTTTATTTCTTGGAAAAGGATTTAAGTCTGTTAAGAGACCTAAGGTTACCGTAGAATCTGTTTAAAGGAAGGGGGAGATAAAACTCCCCTTCTTTTTTATATATAGTGAATGAGACTTTTAAGATATGATGATATCATGATTACTGAAAATAAAAATCTAGAAAGAGAACTTCTAAAAATTGGATATACACCAGATCAATTAGAGGATCTATTTCAAAAAGCTTCTAAAAGAAAGTTAGGACATTATCTACATTCGAAAGGTAAAAATCTAACTTTTGGTATTTTAAAAGCTATTTATGATGATTCGATTGAAATGCATCGAAGTCATGAAATTAAAAGAGGATCTATAAAAGCATTGGTGAGAGCTATTCCAATTGCTCTTGGTCCAATATCTGCTTTTATTTCTTATATTGGTATGGCACTTGGATCTACAAGAGCTGTTAATAAAATTTTAAAACCAATTTTAGAAGATCCTAGCAATTCTTACCCAGACTTTTTGAAAAAATTGGTTAGTAAATCCATGGATCTTGCTGAAGGTGAGACCTCTGATGAAGATGATCCAATTCATTTAGCTTTTGTGGTATCTGATGGGTTAGTGGATATGCTAAAAGATGATATTGTGGTAGATTTTACTGTTTACTTGGCTGCAAAAATGGGAAATCAACCAGAAAATAGAGTGGTTCCTAACTATTATATTGAAAATGAGTTGAGAAAATATTTAAATCAAAAATTTGAATTGGATCCTCCTTTTAGGATGAAGAAAGGTTAATATTTTACTTTATTTAGCTTTACTGGTGCTAAAAAACGAGCATCACTAACTTCTGACGGGTTTCCCAATTTTCTTCTTTTTTTCTTTTTACCATTTGCTAATGTAAAAGTAACATCACCAGATCCAGAAGTTCCTGTTGTTCCAGGTAAATATCCTGGTTGTGAGTTTACAACAGAACCCATTCCAGCTGTTCCAGCATTTGCAATATCTTCAAATGATTTTAAGTATTTCATTATCTATATATTAGGTTTTTTGAGGAAGAAAATAACATAGTTTATTCCACCAATCTTTTTTGCAAATCCATGGATTGGTATTAATGATATATTCATTTTATTTAAAATATCTTCAGCTCTGTCTATCCACTCTTTATAAGATTCCATATCTGTAAGTAGAATTCGATTTTCAATATTTTTATTGATTAGTACAATTTTAGCAATTTCATCATCAACTCCTGTGTCTGGATCTGGTAAAGTTGTCTGTATAGAATATTCTATATTATCGTCTTCTAAAATAAATTTTATATCTTCCAATTCTTCTTCTATTGTTTTATAGGTGTTATCAATATTTTCATTTAATGTCCATTTCTTTGATTTTTTACCAACAATGGCTTGATTAATATCCTTTCTATAATCTAACAAAGCTTGTGTATCTTTTGTTTTATTATAGACCGATAGTGTAAATGAAAAAAAGTCATTATCACTCGATTCATAAATTGAATAAAAAACATCATACATTTCAGATATTCTATCAAAAGTTTCAAAAAATATATCTTCGACTTCTTCTTTATTTAATTTAGAGTATTTTCTAGTATAGATATTGATGTCTAAATATTTTTGCTTTAAAACATTTTCTACACAATCCTTTTCAATTTTTGAGAATTTTTTATTTTCATCTAGCCAATTATCAATAAATATTTCCACATCTTGAATTTCATGCCAAGTTCCTATTACATCATGTCTGGATTGAATTTCCACATGAAATCCAATATCTTTTATATCATATAGAATATTTTTAATTTCTTCTAAATCAAATTCTTTATTCCAAATAGGTCTTTTAAATCCAATTTCGTCTTCAAATTCTAATCGATTATTTCCATCTTCATCAAGATCAAAAGCATCCACCTCTTCAAATAATTTCAAATATTTCATTGTAATTATTGGAATTTTTTGGTCATCTGAATGTATTTTCTTAGAAATCTCTCTAATTTAAGTGAATTGTTTTGAATATCACTTTTGAGTTGATTAAAACCTTGTTCGGTTAGGGGACTAGCATGAATATTTTTAATGGCTAAAACCTCTAAATCACAAACCACATTATAGTTTTTATAAATTTGTGAACTTCGGTGCATTTCTAGATATTCATCTAAAATATTTTTTTCACATTTTAGTTCACCGTTTAGGTATAGTGGAATAATAAAGGAAGCATATCTTTTTATAACGGTCGGATCTGCTATAAATCTCTTACTTTCATTAAATCTATCAATTTTCATATTCTATATATTTATTTACCAAAATCGTTTTGCTTTATTTCAAAGGTTACTCTCAATTTAATTGGAAAATCATAACTTTGGGCATCAAATCCAATATCACACCCATCAAAATTAGAGTAATCTTTCATTCTAGGTATGATCGTTTCAGTTATCTCATCTAGGACATTTAGAAATGTTGTATTTCCTTCTATAACCGCATCAATTTCGTTTTTAACATTATGTAAATGATTGATATTAGCTTCTACAAAATTTTTAGCTCTTTCAAAAACTTCAGAAGATATTTCACCTGGATCTTCACAAGGTGGTAAAATTTCACCCATATCCGTCATACTCATATCTGGTAAATGTGTGGTATGAAACTTAAACAAACCTATCTCACAATCATAAAATGGACTGTATTCATCAGAATGGTCTATAAATTCACAAGAGCAATCTAAATCAGAAATATCTCCGAATAGATGTTTAAATTCTTCAAAATCTAATTCACCTTTTTTAGGATCTGCTGCGTCCCAATGTCTTCTATTTTCAGTAAATAATTTAATATATTTCATATTTTTTCGATTAGGATGTGGAATGGTCCAATGTTTTTTCTAATTTTTGTTATTTTGTATTTATGGATATTACATATTTCCTCTATCCTATCTATATATTCATCTAAGGTATCAGAATTTGATAACACATCATAGGCACGATTTCCATTCGGATCATCTCGGTATTTTTCCCTAAAAAATATTTCTATAAGAATGGCATTCGAATAGTTACTAGCAGATCGATATACACCATCTGATATTACTTTTATAGGATTGAAAAGTATTTTAAATCCTTCATCTTCTAAAATAAAAGATATAGATTCCAATTCAGAAAAAATTTCTTCTTTTTCAGATATATTTTCTAAAATTTTTTTATTTTTAATTTTATCAAACAGTATAGTTATCTCAGCAATTGATTTATCATCATCGTCATTATCAAAATATACAGATATTTTATCAAATTTATATCCAATTTCTTCTACTCTATCTTTAGTTTCTTGAAATTCATCAGATGATTTGATATCCTTTTTTACAAAGTCTTCAAATTTATGACGAGTTTCATAGCTGAATCCACCATAAAACCCAATATTTATAAATTCTTTTTCAATTTTTATAAGTATATCACTATTAATGATGAAATTTATAGAAAATCCTTTATTTCCTCGTATATTAAAGTGGTGAATATAGACATCATCATGAATTTCATATTTATCTTTGAAATCAATAAAGATATTATCAATATCTTCAGTGTCAACATTTTCAACTATTCTTTTTTCTGGATTGGGTTCTATTTTTTTGAATAATATGGACACTTCGGCAAAATAATCAGATGTTCCATATTCTTTTATATGTGATAAAATCCTTTCAAATTTATACCCAATTTCTAACATTCTATCCATCATAGTTTCAAATTCTTCAGATTTTATGAATTCTTGCTGGAAAAAATTTTTATATCCTTTTAATGAGGATCCTTTATATTTATCTTCTATTTCTTTTAAAAATTTTTTATGTAAGTTAAACCTTATATAAACTCCATAAGGTCCTTTTAAAACTTCAGAATCGTGAATTTCATATTTATCTTTGAAATCAATAAATATATTATCAATATCTTCCTTATCAATATTCTCATTAAATCTTTTTAAGTGTTTCATATTTTTGAGGGATCAAATCCAAATTCTCCATATTTTTGAACATGTGGTTCCATCATTTTATCCACATCTTTTTTATCTAAATAGTCCTCCGGATCCATTAAATAGTTATAAGAATTATCTCCAGGCATTAATAAATCATTTGGATTAAATCCAACTTTTTGCTCCTTATCCCATTCCCAATTTTGGGGAAGTGTGGCTGGTCCGGCTAAAGCTTGTTTTCCATCTTTAGACATTTCTATTCTGCCATGTCCTTCAAAAGTTTTTAGATATTTCATATTCATATATATTAAAAGTTGCAGTAAGAATAAAACAACATTTTATATATACATCATGGCTTTAACATTTTCAATTCATCCAGATTTAGTTTGGTTTAATGACATGGGTGATTATCTAAATTTTGAATATAATGACTCGGTGGGTAGATATGAGGGAGATTTAATGTTTCCTGAAAATTCATCAGATACTTTCAAAACAATAGGCACTTACCTATTTGAAAGAATACCTGCATTTACTTATCAAAATCCACCCTATCTTTCAGTTAGAAAGTTTCAATTATTTAATGAATTTGGATTTAATTTTTATGGAAATAAATATCAAAATGAAGAAATTGAATTAATTGAACCAACAAATTCAGAGCCAAATTATTTTTCTAAATGGATCTGGGGACATAATTTTGAGAAGAAATTTCCACTTGGAACTATACTTACTTTTGATCAGACTATTTTTGAATTTACTAATTTAAATCAAACTTATACAGTTGTTGGAACAAAGAAAAATGCGGTGATGATTATATCATTCCTTGATAATCAATCCTTTACATCTGCATATTATACTCAGTATAATAACCCATCTACCTTTACCGGAAAAACTATTTCTGGTACAAATGTAATTGGTGTATATGACTATATTAATGGAATTACTTTTGCTGAAAATCTATCACAATGGAATGAGAAAGACTTTTATGGTAGGTATTTTAACAATCGACCATTAAATTTGATAAACACCAAAAAGAATAATAAAGTAAATCTAGTAGATACCTCTGAGAACGAAAAATCAGATATTGTAAATGTAGATAATGAAAATTTAATTGATAATATTCACACTGAATATCAAGCTTCTTATTCTGATTTACCAACCAACACTAGTTTAATAATTGAACTTATTACAAAGACAGATCTTGATTTGCTCTATGATGGAAGTTTAAATTTTTCTAGCACAGATAATAGAATTTATGTAAATCCTGGAATTGGTGTTCCAAAACTTCTAAAGCCAGGAAGAGAATTTAAAGTGGTTGGATCTTCATTCAACACTTCTTTTTTACATGTGGATTATATTCCAACATTTTTGGGAAATTCACAGCTTACATTCTATGCTACCTATTCACAAATTTTATGGAACAATGATATTTTTGAATGTGTTTTAGCTTACACACAAAGCTCTTTGACCGATATCACACCAGATGATGCGACCTATTGGGGACCACCATCTTATATACAAACTTCTGAGACCTTGTCTAATGAGTTATTATTATCGTCTCAAATTTATTTAACTACTGATCATTTTTACTATGAACAAACGTTCACGCAGTCTAGTGAGGTAACCTTTGCCTGTGCAGCACAATCTAATCAGGAGGAGTTTGGGTTATTTAATATTGATTTATATTATCATGATCATAAAATCAGAGCTGATTTGAGATATCCTTCTCCGTATGCGGAGGTTAATTTTTATAAAGGAACAGCAAGTCTTCCATATAAAATAAGCTCTGGGATAAACAAGTATGAAAGAATTGTTTCGGTAGATCAAACGCTGGTAAATGAAACGAATATGGATTATTCTTCTAATTTTAATTACAATGTTGTTTTTACTAGATTGGATGAATACGGAATAATCATAAAGATTAATAAGGAGGTATATCAACAAGAAGCTGAATTAGTTTATATCGGTGGTAATATTGATATGCCAAGAACTATCGATAAAACACTTAGAAATTGGATAGCACATTGGAATATTAAACTATCTACTTTGGGTATTTTAACATCACTAGCCTATGTTGGTGTTCCACCAATTTTTTATAATACAGTTGTTTTAAAAACACAATATCCAAATGTTCCAATTAAATTCACGGTTCAGGTTGGAACCACTGCTAATTATTATATTGAAAATTCTACTTTGACTTTTTATGACATGGGCAGCTATTTAAATATTAAAATAAATAATCATTCTTATGGAATTGGAGTCGCAACGCATTCCTCCATGACACAATCATTTATACCAGATATAGTTAATACATTATCTGATTGGGTGGATACTTATTATGATATTGTGGAAGATTATGGAATTGAAGTATCTCAGATTAATCAGGTTCTTTCCTTTAATGTGAAGAAACAATCTACTCCAGTGAATTTGGTTGTTAATGTGGGTAAGTCTTCACTTCCAGGAATAGATCTATATAAAATAATTTCTAAGATTCAAGGAAATGTCGGAACTATAATAACTTCTAATGAGATTTTGATTCCAGAAGATAATCCAAATGATTTTTACGGGGCATCATTTTCAACCGGTCAAATTGTTGCTATTAATAATACAGTTTATCCTTATGATAATCAGGAGTATGATATTTTATATTTAAACTCATATATGATGAATTTAAGTTATGAAGGTCCTTTTTGGGGATTAACTGGGGTTTGTATCTCATCTCCTTATGTGATTGTTGCATTTAATTCTGGGTTTGGACAAACTGGTTGCTCTGGTTCAACATGGATTCCACCAATAGATTTACATAATGGTGCTTACTCTAGTGATATGTTTGTTGATGCTTATAATATAGCTTTTTATAATACCTCTACTTATTCAGTAGATGTTTTTGGATTTGGAACTACCAATATGGTAGATATTAAGTGGCTTCCTGGAAAATTATTTGCTCTTGGAGATGATATTACGGTGGTTAATTCAATTGATGCTAGTTTTATAAACACTATTTCCTTGGGTGGAAATACTGGATCTATTGCTTTGAAATATAATCCTAAAAATAATTTACTTTATGCACTTGCTAAAGATAGAATGTTCGCTATTGATCCTGTAATTGAAACCATTATTCAAACTTGGAGTTTTACTTCACAGGCTTATGATATTTCAATTGTTGAAAATCCACTTTCTCCAAATTATGGAGATGTTTATGTGAGCTATTTTGATAATAGTTCCATCAATATTTGGGATTATACCAATCCACTTGTCCCAGCATCAATTTTAGAAGTAAGCAACAATCTTAAAATGGTTTACAATGATTATTATGACCAGGTTTATGTAACTAACGATATAGAAACAGTTATTGAAATTGACTCATCAAATAGACTAGTATCAGCTACTTATGCAATTTCTGGACTTAAACCAATTATTGAATATGATCCGATACAAAAATCTATTTATGTTTTTGGATCTACCTTACATCAAATTATAGCAGGAAATACCTATTCTATTCCGCTTAGTATTGGGTCCACTTTTTCAAATTTAATTTATAATCCAGTGACTTCTACTTTTGATATATCATCAGATGATACATCATTTACTAGCATGAATTATGATAATACATTTAATTTTACAACCTATATTGGAAACTATGGATATCAAGCGGTGAATGAATATGATGGGGATGTCTATCATTCATCGGTTCCGCAAAATTCAATTTATGTTTTAGATTCTATTACAGGACTTGCCAAATTTGCTGTTCCTTTATCATCTAATTCTACTAAAATAATTTATGATCCAGATAGACAGTCTATTTGGTCAATACAACCAGCTATAAATCAATTGGTGGAGATTAGAGTGAAGGTGAATAGCTATGTTGATTTGGTTCCAGTGACCTATTCAACAGCCTCTGGTTCCTATTATGGAACTCTTGATCCAAATTATGTTCCATTGGATCATATTTGGTTAAACACCAAAGAACATCTTAGAATGCCAAGAGAAAATTATGTAGGAGATGTTGAGGTAGAATACTATTATAGGTGGTTTTCAGATAATGTTCCACAAATGTTTATGTATGATTTATCTGGAGATCAGTTATACACTGATGGGGCTTATGCCTATACTGGTCCAAAGCCACTTCCATTATATGATGAAAATGGTGATCCAAATTTATATTTAAATAAATATCCAAATAAAGATGTATTAAAGGTATCTGACCCAACGGTTCAGCAAACTATATTTTCAACTGTTAGTTTTGCTTTGGAATATATTGATGATACCACCGATGTTTCTGTCACGCCAGAGCCTTTAGAACTATTTTTAGGATTTAATGCTCCAGATGAGGGAGCTATTCGTTCTATACTACAGCTTTATAAGAGAGAAAGGATTTCTTTAACAATTTTAAATAATCTAAATACGGATGATATTGTAACTTTTGATACTGTTTTGACCGACACCGATTATTATGGTACGATTACTTTAGATCAAAATTCTACGATGTTATTTACAGATGTTAAGTTTAAGAAACAACAAATGATTGCCATTTTTGTAACTGATTACACCAATACAAAAAGAAACCAATATATTTCTAGAAATAATGCACTTTTAGTTCAAATTCGTTCAGTTAATTCTCGTCAAATAATTGTTGATTTTGTGGATCCAACAACTGATTTCTTTGTCAAAGAAAGTTCAAGTGTTTCAGATTATCCAAGTGTCGGGCAAACCACCTTACTAAAAGTAGAATTAAAGGTTTGGGATAAAGAGTTAGCTAGATTTACCATTTATGGTCAGACAGAAATAGAAGATGAGAGATTTTCTATTGAACTTGGAAATGTTGGACACGGAATAGGTGCTGAGGATGCTTTTATATTTAAAGACTATAATATCAAAGAACAAGGAGTAGATTGGAACTTTTTAAATAGAAAGAGAAAAGAGCTTTTGATGGTAAAACACGATATATTTTCTTATATTGGATCATACAAAGCAATTATTAATTCTATTAACTATTTTGGATATAATGACCTTCAAATGTATGAGTATTATAGAAACATTGATTCAGTATCACCTTTGTTTGGACAATTGTTTAAAACCGAAATACCAGATATTTTTACACCAGGTGTAAAACATTGGAATGAATCCGATTTTTTAAAATTTAGCATGCCTAATCCTTTTTATGAAGATACTAATTTATTTAATTTAACTTATCTAATTACAGATAAAGAAGGAAATAACTTATTGCACTATTCGGTTAAGGAAGCTCAGATTAAACTACAAGGATTAAAATATTGGTTGCAGGATAATGTTATTCCAATTACACATAAAATTTTAGATATCACTGGAAGAGCAGATATGGTGTCCAAAAACACAGTCACTCACATACAAAGAAAGGTAAATGTAATTAATCAAACTCAGAATTTAACACCTATTGGATTTGAATTGGATGAAGCTTACTTGATGCCTGTAAATAGTGGATCTACGGTTTATAATTGTGTTTTAGATTTTAATACACAAACACAGAGTTATGTTCCAGATTATTACACTATTGATATAAGGACATACAAAACCTATAAAGAGTGGAATCCTTGGACAACTTACCAAGTGTCTGATTTGGTGTCTTATTATGGCAAAATTTTTGAATCACAAGAAGATAATAATAGAATAAATAATCCATTTAAATATTCAGATTCTCCAAAGTGGGTTTCTGGAACCATTTATAAAGTGGCGGATATTGTTTTGTATGATAGAAATGTCTATTCCTATACAGCTCTTGGAACCACAGCTTCGGCAACTTACTCAGGAACAGCATCGTTTTTGGGAACTGCTTCTGTTTATTCCCCAGTAGTGGATGTATCTAATTGGCAGAAAATAAATTTCTGGAAAGAAATTGATCTCCAACCTGTTCAAACTATATCAGAGTATAGACAAGGTAGTAATTTACTTCCTTATAATTTTACACTAGACTCTAATTTAGATCCATTTGTTACTATTAATGTAATTTCACATAATGGGTATGGTGCGGTGTACGGAAATAGAAAGAATTATGAAATTAGAGGATTGAAAGACTTGAGTGGTCCAATAATATATTTAGATCCAATTGGTCCATTTATACCAATAACACCAGTTTCTTAAATTTTACAAAGAATTTCAACTTCATAAACATCTTCAACAGATTTACAAGGATCAGCGGTATAAACACCATCTGGTTTGGCTGATAAATATTCATTTAAAATATCCATTGCTTCTTGCTCCGAAGATGCTTTGACTAGTGTTGGATGACTTTCATAATGATCGGTACAAAAATGCTTATGATATACTTGATATATACCAGAAGTCCCAACATAGGATATTTTTTCGTTAAGTGAATCAAATTTTAATATTTTCATAAAAATTAAGCATCTGGATTATCCACTGCTGGTGTTTTTACCTCTTCCTTTTTGGGTTCTTGTCCAGGAATTTCTGCTGCACCACCATATTTAGCATCAATGAATTTATCTATATTAAGAAGTCCTAATAGAACACAAATAAATCCAAAATCATACAAAATAGCTGTTAAAACATTTGTTCCATCAACATAGTGTATATGCATATAAACCACTAAACAGATAACTACTAAGCTCAATAGTTTTCTAAACGAGAATCCACCATCAGATAGATCTAAGCTTTTTACAAGTTTTGAGAATATTTCTTTCATATAATATTAAATTTATTTTAACATATATATTATTTTGAAAAGTCATTATTTTACCTCATTGGACTCGTCATAAACATAGATGTCGATCAGGAACCCAACATTAGATCCAAATAGAACTTTAAACCCAGCTTCTTGAAGTCTTTCTATACATGACATCGCTTCTTCAAAGATGGTAGTGAACTCAGACAAAACATTGGTGTTGGTATAGTAATACATCGTGGAATCTCCATGATCAATATCTAGTTTATCTGATTTATTTATTGAAGAAGAGTCGTCTGTAAATAGAATAATATTCATGCATGGATAATAGTGTCTATTTCCGAATACTTTCCCATTGAAATAAATTTCGTGCTCAAATCTTATATGGTCTATTTTTGGTTTGTTCCGCTTAATTTAATGTCAACCTCTAAAAATCCTTTATTCATTTGAAAGATATCCTTTCTATCCAATAGATCAGAGATGATGTATTCAAATTCCTCATCAAATTTTGAATAGTTTAAACCTTCTTTAGATTCATTAAACCTTTTTATATTTTTCATTTCCTCTATTTATTTTAGTCCATTGCCCATTACCATATATCCTTACCTGTAATCTATGGTCTTGTCCAGATACATACATCCTACCATTAAATGGGGCTTTTAATAAAACCTCCATTAGTCCAAGTAATCCTATTTTTATTTCATTTGGAAATATAATAAAGAAGTCTCCATATTGAGTTTCTATCCCAAGTGGTGGATACTCTATCTCTGATTCATCTCTATGTCTATCATTAAAATCTTCATAAAATTTAAATCTATTTGGTGGTAAAATACGACCACTTAGTTTACAAAATCTGTATATTTGACTAATTAGAATTTCTGACTTTCTTAGTCCATCATTACCTAGCCAATTTCCCTCATATTTTTTCAAGTGCCTCATAAACTATATATTCATATAAACAAACAGATTTTTAATACATATAAAAGTAATTATATATGTTGAGAGTTTTAAAAGTATTAAAATTCCTCCATAAATCTGAACATCCACATTTTTTATCTGTGGATAAGGAATTTTTCTTCAGATGGAGGTGGCTAATTCGAATAGCGGTTGGTTTAAATAAAAATTATGTCTATTGTGAAATATATCGTAAGAAGTATAAGCACATGACCAATTTTGTGGTAGTTGGGTTGAGATGGCAAGGAAAAAATGTTAAAAGAAGAGTTTCTGGGTTTGCAAAAGAATATGTTTTGAGTAATAAAAATGCAAAATGCATTTATTGTGAAAGAAAACTAAGTTTGACTAATGCTACGACTGATCACATTGTTCCAATTAGTCATGGTGGGACTAATGTGCAGGTTAATCTAATGATTTGTTGCAAATATTGTAATGGGGAAAGAGGAAATCTTGGATTTTGGGAATATCTAAAGATTAAGAATCCAAGGTATAAGGGAGTTAAAGAACCCTTTATTTAATATATCTGGAAAATATGTGCTTTATATTGTTCTACAAATTCAAATCCGTTTGTTTCACATAGTTCCTCCATTCTATCTAACCATTCTGGATAGAAATCTTGGTTTATCCTTTCATCTATAAAGCTTCCTAGTGAAATTTCTATAAATGGGTCGTTGGTGCAACATCTTTTACTATTTAACCAACCTTTTGGACATTTTTTAAAATGAGTTATCTTGATAGGAATTCCCTCATCTTCCATAATATATGAAAGAGATTCTATTTCTTCAATAATATCCACTAAGCTTTTAGATTCAAATAGTTTTAAATATTTCATAGTTTATATTTTAGTTTCCCAAATGAATATAACCATAGACAGTCTATTTTCATCACTTGTAGATATTCTATACCCAAAGGACATTCCATCGTCATTTAGTCTTTTTAGACAAGAATATACATCACCAATTTGATCCAGAACCTCTGCACTATCTGTAAGTGTGTCCGATTTTACACCATCAATAGTTGGTTTAGTATCAAAATTTATTTTAATGTGACAAACCGAAACTAGTCCAATTTTTTTAGTTGGTGTGTAGTGTCCGAAACTAAAATTTGATATAGATAGAAAGTCAGAAAATATGTTTTTGATCTGTTCAACATCTAAATTGTGCGCGGAAAAACAAGTTGGGCAAATCTTTTTTGTAAAAGATTGTTGTTTACTAGATTCCTTTATTTTCTTTAAATATTTCATAACTTTTTAATAATGGTTGTTTTTATGGATATTTCAAATGGTATATTTTCTTCTTCCAAATTCATTTTTTCTATACTATCTATTATTTCATTGAAATTAATTGGTAAAGTTAAATGATTAGACCAAGCTGGTGGCATTCTATCCAGTATTGTAACATTTATTTTTCCTCCCCAACGGTATAAAAATTTTATAATGATATGATTGAATTTATATCCATCTTCTAATAATCTGTTATAAGATGTTTCAAAATCTTCAATATGATCAATAACTCTATTAAGTTCTGACGGTTCTATTTTTTTATTTAAATTTAAATCAAATCCAACTATTTTATCACCTTTCCATTCTTCTGATTTTTGTAAAGTAATAAAATTTATTCCATGATTAAATGTGTGAACTTGAAAACCATCATCAGTCAAATCGCAAAAATATTCTTTAATTCCATTTAGAATTTCTTCCTCTTTCTTTTTTATTTCGTATCCATATCCGAATTCGACCATTTCATACATTCTATCAAATTCTTCACCCATTTTTATTTCCCATTTCATTTTTTTTCTTATGTCAATTTTAACATTCCCTATCGAATCTAGTCCATTTCTAGCTATTTCATTATAGGAAGTATCCACTAAATATTCGTTACCTAGCTCTTCCCTAATCCTATCCACAAATTCTAGAAACTCTTCACTTTTCCTGAACCCATCCACTCTAGCACTGTTTAGAATTGTGATAGAAAATCTACCGTGTTGAAAACTATTAGGATTTCCGTTGCCATAATATTGAATTTTCATTTTACCGTTATCTTCAATAATATATTTAAGATCTTCTACAATATCGGATGCTTTATTGAAAAAGTCTCTTAATTCTATTGCTTCTTTTCTACTTCTACTTTCAAATTTTTTTAAATATTTCATTTGCTTATATATAAAAAATATATAATAAACTAATTCTTGAGCCAAAGAGAGACTATCGTATCTAATATATAAGTAATGAAGATTGGTTTCATTTATTGTATTTTATGTCCGAATGGTAAAATTTATATTGGACAAACCATTGATTATGAAAAAAGACAAAGAAGTTATAGGAATGGAAATTTTAAAAAGCAACCACTTTTATGGAATGATGTTAATAAATATGGATACGATCCACATAATTATATGGAAATTATTGAAGAAATAAAATTTGACGAATCTCTTATTGATGGAGAATCTAAGTTGGATGAACGGGAAATCTACTGGATAGATTTTTATAAATCTTATTATATTGAAAATGAGAATGGTTTGAACCTAACAAAGGGAGGTAGAACAAGAAAAGGATATATTGTTTCTAAAGAGACAAGAGAAAAACAAAGAATTGCCAAATTAAATAATCCGGTCAAATATTGGTGTGGTAAGAAAAGGTCACCACAAACGGTTCAAAGAATGTCTGATTCTACTATTGGTGAAAAACACTGGAATTATGGTGGTGGTGTTTCTGAAGAAACAAAAAAGAAAATATCCGAATCTCAATTGGGCGAAAAACACTGGAATTATGGTGGTAATATTTCTGTGGAAACAAGAGAAAAAATTTCTAAGGCACTTGCTGGTCATAAAATATCCTATATTGTTAGGGAAAATTTTATAAAATATAATGAAAATAGGAAACGAAGAGTGATGATAGACACGATTATATATGATTCTATACAAGAGGCTGCTAGAAGATTGAATATACAACCACAAACAATACTTAATAGATGTAAAAATAAAAAATTTGAAAATTATCAATTTTATATTTCCCCAATTTGTGGTTCTATATCTAAATAGCTTAGGAACAATTTAGATTCTCTTTCTCTTCGACTCTTTAGTCCAGGAAACTTTGATAAAACATTTTGATTTTTTATGATATTGCCTGCTTTTTTGTAATTTCCAGATTTAAGCTCTTGCACAATAGCACTTTTCCTAAGTCCGCTAACTCCAATATTTATTGCCATAGAAACCATAGCATCGAACATATCTTGGGTGATATGTCTTTCAATTCCTTGTTTTTGCCAATCTTTAAATATATCTCTTAGACCATTGGCAGCACTTGTTGCATCCTTTTCTAAAAGCTTTTGAGCTTGTTCCCTAGTGATAGTTTGCCCAACTACAAATTTAGAATGTTTTAATTTTTCAGCATGTCCCCAACCAATAGTAATTGCACCATCACCAATTTTATATGCTTTTAGAATAGGCTCTCCGTGTTTAGCTGGGTTTCCTTCTTCATACTTTAGATGTGCCCAACCTTTTTTAGATATTTTCATTTTACTTGGATCTTTAAATAAAGACTTTTTAAGTTTTTCGCGCATGATTTTTTTTAACTCCTTATCATTTAATTCTTTTTTAATGATTGGGTCTGTCTTAATGGTGTGTAAAATAGTTGCAAATCCGGAGGTAAACATAAGTCCACTCAAAGCATAGATTAGAATTTTCTTTTTATGGTTTTGAGAAGCTTTAGAAATTCTATCAAATACCTTATGTAGATAAGAACTAGCATCTGATAAAATTGATTCATTTAAAGAATCAATATAATAAAAGTGTCTTTGTAGAATTTTGTCTTCAAAAACCGATTCATCTTTGGTTTGAAAGCTAACATCTATTTGGATACTTATATTTGATGAATTATAAACTCGAGATCTTGTTATTGATAGATTTCGCATTTTAGCCTTTAGTTTAGATACACTTTCACTAACCTTATCTTCTAAGTACTTGATGTTATAATTTCCTTTATGTAAAGTTATTTCAATATGATCATATGTTTTCATCACTCTTAGCCATATTTTGATAGTTAAATATTCTCCAACTTCTTTGATACGACTATATAGAGTGTCTATATTATCAATGAGATCTTCTTGATATTCTTCAAATTCTTTAAATTCAAATTCTTTGGAAAACTTACAAACAAAATGAAATTTACCATCAATCCAACCTCTTGTGGTTCCATAGTTACTTTGTCCCCATTGGTTAAAAGATTTCTCATGTGACCAATGTCTAATATCTATAATTTCGAAATTATCATCAGTAAAATCATCAAATAGATATCTTAGATGGTTATAATTAGATTCATTAAATTTTCGAATGTATTTCACATTCTATATATTTAATTCCAATTGAGATTCTTGAACTCCCTATTATAATCCTTTTCTTCACCATCGTATTTTTTACGATATTTAAATTTGGGTAGATATTTTATATCCATTAAATCCTGACTAAAAAATCCATTTAATTGAAGTTTGTTATATGGATTTGTGACTAATTGAGCTAGTTTATTTAAATCCTTTACTTTATTAATTCTATGTTCTAGTTTGAATATATCATCCGTTTGTTTTTTGGATAGAATATCTTCAAATAGCTTTTTCCAAAGAAATATCCCAAACCCCTCTTTTAGTTTCTGTTCTGATTTTTTAAATCCAGCTTCATCATTATCAAAAAAGAATTGAATGTCCAAGTTATTATTTTCTAAAAATTTAGTATCTGTATTTACTCCAACAATTCCGATGGAATTTGGATAAAATAAAGAATCTATAAATCCTTCAAAAATAGTTACCTTCTCATTAAAATCAACATTTAAAATATTGAAAAAATAGCTTAATTTGTTATAAATAACCATTTGAGATAGATCTTCAAAATCTTTGTCTTCTCCATGAACCCATTTATATATGTTTTCAAAATTATAAATTTTGAAATATCTTTTTTTACCTTCTTTTAGATTTCTAATTTGCATACCTAAAATTTTATTACCCCTTCTGTTCAATAGACAAATAACATGATCAGATTGATCTTCAGTTTTCCAAAATTTAGCTTGGTAAATATCTTGGTGTAAATTTTGTGGTATTCCCCTACCGATTAAGTATTTAAATATCCCACCACCGTGTCTAATGGGTTCAAAATTAGTTATTGGAGCCATTTGTTTTTTATTAATAGCTTCTGTTAGAATGTCTAGGTCAATAAGGTTATCAAATTTAGCATCCACAAAGTCATCTTGATAGTCCTCATAGGAAATAGCTTGACTTAGATGTTCAATAATTTTTAATTTTTGATCTGGATCAATCTGCTCATTAAAATCTTTACACATTTTGTCAAAAGATGTCTTTTTGTCACAATTGAAGCAAATGTATAGTAGCTTATTTAAATATAAGTTGCCTCTTTTTTTATACATATTCTTGCTATCCTGACAATATGGGCAAGCAAAGTTATATCTATCATGAAAATCATGAATCTTTCTTTTCTCAGATACAGAAAACTCTTTATTAAGAATAGTTTGCAGAACATTTTTGATATAAACTTTATCCATCTAACATGATATAAAAATTATAGGTCTATGTTTTAAGGAAATAATTCCTTATATTTGCTTATTAGAGTATGAACTTTTTTATACAATTCTTTTCATTTTTAATTCTTAATTGGGTATATTTTGCCATACCACCAATTTTAGCAGTTATTGTCTATTTTATTTATAGATTTGGGAAAAGTAAAGAAAGGAACTGGTAGATACGGTATTATAAAAATGATGTCCTATAATGAGGTGGATCATGTTATTGAGGTGGAGGAAATTGAGGTTGCTGGTGACTTAACAAAGGTAAATGTGGTTGGAGTTTGTGAAAAATATGATAGGCATAAATACAAAAATGACAGTAAGAAAGTTTTATCGGATGATAGATTTTTAGAATGGGTTAAAACCAGTAGCATTATTTGGTATGATGGAAATACACAGAGAATTCGGGATGAAAGATTAAAAGAAATATTGGGGTGAAAAACGGTTTATTTTTAAAGAAATTTTTATTGGGTGATATACATAATGTGTGGTTTGATACTATTGGGTCACATGTCAAGCAATTTGCAAAGTATGTAGAGAAAGCAAAGGCTTTTAATGTTGGTAATATTTGTTATATTCAAGTAGGTGATTTTGGAATTGGACATACTAATGATATGAGAGAAGATGTGGATCGTCTAATTCGTTTAGATAGAATTTTAAAAGATCACTTATCATTTCTTTATATTATTCGTGGAAATCATGATGATCCATATTGGTTTGTTGACTCTAACTATAAAGATGTTAAGGTTATGTTTTCAAATATTAAATTTGTTCCAGATTATTCAGTGATAGAATTAGATGGAGAGAATTTTCTATTTGTTGGAGGAGCTTTGTCTATTGATAGAATTCCAAATAAATTTAAGGCATATCCTGCCTACTGGAAGGATGAAGGCTTCTTTTTAAATGAAGATAAATTAAAGAATTTAAGTGGAATTGATCGTGTGGTTACACATAATGCTCCAAATTTTTGTCCACCGGTTGGACTTGCTGGAATTGTTTATGACTTTGCTACTAAATATGATGATAAGACTTTAATTGATGAATTAAATGATGAAAGGAAGCAATTGGCTCTAATGGCATCTGCTTTGATGTTTAGTGGTAAGAATAAAATAAAGGGATGGTATTATGGTCACTTCCATAGAAGTTCTAGCTTTTATCACAATAATTGTGAATTTGTTTGTTTAAATATTAATCAATTTATGCAAATATAAGAGAGTCCCGAAAGGGACTTTTTTGTTTATGAGAATTTAAATTCCACAAATATTTTATCATCTAATACTTTAGAACGGTAATCTACCTTTTTACCAGAGGCTTCTGATAATTTGTTAGCAGAAATTCTAAATGAACGATCATCTGACTTTTTAAGATTCATAAATTCCACCAAAACAATTACTTCTTTATTATTTGCAGTAATAGATCTTGGCGTTCCAAATATTCCTCGATTAAAGCCACCTGGAGGTGGCAGGAATGCTTCGGATGAAATTCTACGAATATCCATTTTGGATAGTCCAATAAATGGATATTTTATTCCCCACATATCTTCTCCAATTTCATTAATCTTTGTGAGTTCTTCTTCAGATATGGACTCATTAAACCTTTTAATTCTCATTTCACCTTCTTTAATTTTGGATTTTTCTTTTTAGCTTTTTTAGATGCTTTTCTAGTAGAGGCTGCTAAAATAGCAGATGCTTTTTTAATAGACAATTTTTGTTGTTTGGCTATTTTTGAAGCTACTTTTTTGAAACCTGGGTGTTTTTTAGATTCAGATACTTCTTCCTTTTCTTCTTTTTTAGACTTCTTCTTAGAAATTTTATCTGTTGTTTCTTTTGTTATTTTTTCAATAACCTTTTTATTAAATGTTTTGAAGTCTAAAACATCACTTTGAAATAGTCCAGCAGGGGTTCTTTGAAGACTCATGGTTGAATTTGGAATAGTATCTGTAACAGATTGATTGGACTCCTTTACATAGTGACGAGTTCTTTTTCCACCTTCAATGTCTCTATCAGATGTATCATATACATTTAATTTTAGCTTATAACCAGATGTGTCTAATGGTTTTTCAGAAAAATATTTGTTGACATGTGCTACATTTCTTGGGTCGTCATCTGAAAATCCAACAGAAACAGATTTTACTTTCATCCCGATATTATGATTATCTAAGTAATTAGATAATCTTTCACCAAATTTATTACATTTTTCTACAAATGCTTCTAATGCTATTTCTTTAGCTTTTTCCGGATTAGCTGTTCCAAAGGATAAATTACCACCACCAAATTTATTAGAAAAGAAGGTAGAGGTTATTCCATAAAAATCACATTGATTTAAATATTTTTGAATAATTGGATCTTTGGAAGGTCTTCCTTTTATTCGAATATCTGTTACTGGATGATCCATTTCATTGAAGTAATACATATATTTTCCAATATTATGATACATATCATCTATTAATTTTCTTCCAGGATTTTGGCTAGGTAATTTTGTTAGAATATTATCAATAATATATTCAATAGCTTCTTTGATAGATTCTGGTTCATGTCCACGAGCTGTTATAATTGAGAATATAGCTCCTTGAGAAAGACATGAAATAAATCTTTTCCAAGATGGTGCAAATCTACCTTCGTTTAAAGCTGTTTTACAATCTTCCAGAAAGGCAGTTGATCCTCTGGGTCCAAAATCACGAAATTCACAAAAGGCTTGATTCGGATCGTTGTTTTTTATTCGATAGTTTTCATGATCTCCTCTATACTTTGCAAAATCAGATGTTGATAAATCAGTAGGGATCCATTCACCACCTTCTTTTTTATCCATGTGTATAACAGTAGGCATGTGCAAAATATTATCATCCCAATCGAATGCCATATACTTCAATCGAATTTCTTTTGGTTCTTTTGGATCAATTAGGTCTATATTGTGTTCATTAAATTTTTTTATTTCCATTTTAGTATATATTTATATTTGTTTGATATTTTACTTTTGATAGGGACTAGTTGAAATTTTATATATAAGAATATTATGATTATATCTAATGAAATAGAAATTATAGTTAGTTCAAGTAATTATAAATGGTTTTTGGAACGAGGATATGGCCCATTTTCTAAAGGTGATAAAATATCTGCTAAAGTGAAAGATATAAATAGCGGATCATCTTATAGAATAGATGTTCAATGTAAAAATTGTAATGAGATTATAAATGTTCAGATTAACAATTATAATAATCAAATGAAAAAGCAAAATTTTTATGTTTGTAAAAATTGTTCTTATACTAAAATGAAAGTAACAAATATTGAAAGATATGGATCTGAATGTGCTCTAAGATCCGATATAAATATTGAAAAGTCTAAAAAAACAATGATAAAAAAATATGGATATGATAATATATCTAAAGTTGATTTTATTAAAGAGGAAAGATCAGATATGATGAAATTAAATACGAATGACTATAATGAAATTATAAAAGAAAAATATGGATCAAATGTTTCTAAATTAGATTGGATTAAAGAAAAAAAGAAAGAAACCACCTTTAAAAATTGGGGAGTTGAAAATCCTTCTCAAAATGCAGAGCTTTTTGAAAAATCCCAAAAAAGTGGTAAAAAAATTAAATTACACGAAAGTGGATTATGGTACAGAGGAACCTATGAAAAGGACTTTTTAGACTATTGTTTTGATAAGAACATAAAAGTTGAAAAAGGACCTACAATAAAATTTAATTTTAATGGGAAAAATAAATATTATCATTCTGATTTTTATATTCCAGATAAAAATTTAATTATTGAAATTAAGTCAAGCTATTATTATGATAAATTTAAAGAAATAAATGAGATAAAAAAAGAAGAAACTTTAAAAGCTGGACACAATCACATATTTATTATAAATAAAAATTATGAAGAATTTATAAAATTATTTGGACTTTTTAAAAGATGTAGATTTTGATAATTTTATAAATTCTTCTAGCTTTGATATTTCTCTATTTATTTCTCCGACTCCCCTTACATAAAAATCATCTGGTACATTTTCTAAAAATGAAGAAAAATCATCTAATATAACTTTTAAATGAGATATTTTAGCAACGCACCTAGTTACATTTTCATTTCCAATATTATTTGGATGACTTGTTATTGGTGGATAGAATTCCTCGTTAAACTTTCTAATGTGTTTCATTTTTGGCATAATTATCCTGTAAAAAAATTTTTTTTAATTTAAATAGATTAAATTATTTCTTTTTTCTTTTGTTAAAAAATGATTGAAAAGACTCAAGTTTAGATTCTTCTTTAACATCTTCTACCTTCTCTTCAGCATCTTCAAGATCTTCTTCAGCATCTTCGATATCATCTTCTGCTTCTTCAAGATCTTCTTCAGAGCCTTCCGAATCTTCATCAGATCCTTCAAAATCTCCTTCTTCTTCAGAAAATTCATCAAATCCTTGAACTTCATCATCTTCACCTTCTGGAAGTTCTTCTCCGCCCTCTCCGATTGCTAATGTGAATTCTTCAACCACATCATCATCTTTCATAGCACAAACGGAAATTGCTTCAGCTGTGGTATCAATAGTGATTTCGTATCCTTCAACTTCAATTGTAGTTTTCATAGTTATACTTTTTTTGTTTTATATATTAAAATCAAATAGCCACTTTTTATCAATTTAAACAATATACACATTAGAAAATATAATAATATATGTTAGAACAAATAGATTTAGATTTTAAAAAATATTTGAAATCAAGAAAAATAGAAAGTAAATACCAAGCTAAGTATTTAAGAAATGCTCATATCATAGATGAGAATAGTGGAATGATTACGGATGTTTTTGGAAAATTACTAAAAGAAAGAATTATTTTTTTATCTGGTGAAATGGATACTTATTTATGTGATTTAGTAAAAGCAAATTTACTTTATCTAGATAGTATGGATGATTCGGATATTAAGATATATGTAAATTCTCCTGGTGGGTCTGTTTATGATGGACTTGGTCTTTTAGATGTTATGGATTATATTGAATCGGATATATCCACTATTAATACTGGACTTGCTGCGTCTATGGCAGCGGTTTTATTGTGTTCAGGAACTAAAGGAAAAAGAAAATCTTTAAGAAGGGCAAGATTAATGATACATCAACCTTTATCCTTTGGTGGTTGGGCGCAACAAGCTTCAGACATGGAAATTGAAGCAAGAGAAGTGAATCAGTTAAAAAATGAGTTATATCAAATTATATCAGAAAAGACCGGGCAAAATATCGATAGAGTGCATAAGGACGGTGATCGTGATTATTGGATGAGTGCTCAAGAGAGTTTGAAATATGGTATGATTGATGAAATAATAATTAAAAAATAAATAAAATAATATGACCGGAAAAGATGTTTGGGAAGCTTATCAAAAACTACCTGATGAAGAGAAAATAAAATTCAATAGAATTGTTGTAAAATCAAGACAAAAGATGGAAGAAGAATTGGAACAAAAGAGAAAAGAAATTGCTTCTGATTTAATGAATGTTCTGGATGAGAGAGGAGAAAATTATTTTTCACAAGAATATATCGAAAAAATTTTGAAGATTAAACATGATTGAGAATATCATTCTTTTTAATAAAGAAGAAAAGTTGAATAGGCTGAGAGATAGGATGATTAAAAATCATGTAAATTATCTAGCAAATAGTCCGTATCATAAAGATATAAATTGGAAAGCAATCAATCCAGTTTTGGAAAAAATTGTTGACTATATTTCAGAAATTTCAGATGCTCCTGTTTTTGAAAAATATTTTATTAATGAGGGACAGTTAGAAAAAAAGTCACATTCAGTAGAATCATATGACTTGACATTTGATGGATTTATAGATTCTTTTATTGCAAATGTGAAAGATCAAGATGTTATTTTTTATTCATTAATGGTGTTGGATGGGTCAGGATCTAATAGAATTATTTTTAGAGGGTCTTTATATAAAAGCTTAGAGAGAATTAAAAGAGAAAATAGAGACCAAAGAATAGATGAAATTATTGGATAATTTTTTAAGGGAGGAGAGGTATTTTTATATATAATAATATGAAAAAAATATTTTTTAACGATATTGATATAAAAAATATAATTAATTTGTATATAAATGGAATTAGTAGTGAGAAAATATGTCTAATGTATGGGGTTTCCCCTTCTCTGATTTGTAGATTGTTGACTAAAAATAATATAAAACTAAAAGGTAATAAAAAGGAAGTAAATGAATTAGAAATAATTTCTATATATTTATCCAATAATTTTACAATGGATGAAATTTGTAGGAAATTTGGGGTTTCTAAACATAAAATTAGAAAGGTACTTCTTTCAAATAGTGTGGAATCTAAATCTTCTAAAAAGTATAACTATTATGATGATATTTTTGAGAAAATTGATACAGAGGAAAAGGCATATTGGTTAGGATTTTTATTTGCTGATGGATATGTAAGAAAAAGAAAATCAAATAGTGAACTAAGACTTAAACTATCATCAATAGATAAGAAACACTTGCTAAAATTTAAAACATTTATAAGTCCTGATGATATTCCTGTTGTTTATGAGGAATCTAAAAATAAATCTAAAAATGGTAGAGAATATAAAAAAAGTAAAACTTTTAAAATATCTATTAATTCTAGAAAGATAGTGGATGATTTGATAAAATTAGGGTGTGTTAATAAAAAATCTTTAATAATAGAATTTCCAAAAATAGATTCTAAATTAGAGCACCACTTTATTAGAGGGTATTTTGATGGAGACGGATCAATATCTTATAGTAAAAAGATTATATGTGTTAATTTTGTTAGCGGATCTTCTTTATTTCTAGAAAAACTATCCTCAATATTGAATATTAGATCTGGATGCAAATTGGCTAATTTGGTAGGATCCTCAAAGATATTTAAATATTTAAATTATACAACAAGTGATGATATAAATAAAATATTTAAATATCTATATGATGGTTCTATTTTTCTAGAAAGAAAATATGAAAAATTCAAATATATTTTTGACAACTATGATTCAATTAAATTTGAGATAGGTAAATATAGAAAGATGGAATATAATAAAAATAAAGTAAAGATAAATGATAAAAGAAGAGAAGATTATCGAAATAGACAAAGTTTACAATGAAAATAATCAAATTACTATGCAAAGAATTCCAGATAGATTTTTATCTGGAATAATAACATCACCGCCATATAACCAATGTTCCGCTCGCACAGATGGATACTATAACAATGGATATTCAGAAATTGATAATTTATCAGAAGAACAGTATTTAGAAATTCGTTTATCTGAGTTTCGTCAATTTGAACGAATGTTAAAGGATGATGGTGTGATTTGCTATAATATATCTTATCAAACAGAAAATCCAATTTTACCCAATTTATTAGTAACAGAGGTTCATAATAAAACTGGACTTACTTTAGTGGATATTATTTCTTGGAAAAAATCAAATTCTATCCCATTTCAAGGCTCTTTTCAAAGATTATCTAGAATTTGTGAACTAATCTATGTTTTTGTAAAAAAATCAAATGTTAGAACATTTAAAACCAATAAAGAGCTGAGTAAGATAAATGAAAAAACTGGTCAGAAATTTTATAAAAACTATGTAAATTACATAGAAGCTAAGAATAATGATGGAATTAAATGTAATTTAAAAGCGTCCTTTTCAACTGATCTAGTGTCTAAGTTAATTCATATTTACTATCCAAAAGGTAGTTTGATTTATGACCCATTTTCTGGAATTGGGACCACTGCGGTTGCATGTAAAATGAATGGATTAAATTATTTAGGATCAGAATTGAGTAAAGAGTTTTTTGAAATAGGAAATGAAAGATTAATATAAACTATCTTCCTCTCCTTCTTCTTCTTTCAAATTCTTCTCTTTCTTTTCTACCACTTTCTACCTTTTGCTCATCAATTATCTCCTCCTCATCATAGAAGTAAGGTATTTTTGGGTGTTTTTCTTCTTTTAAAAAGAATTTTTCTAAAGCTTTACCAAATTTTTTAATCATTTTTGTTGGATTCTATTTTGTTTATATATTAAAGATAGAAATCTAGATATATATGTATAATGAAAAAGTTCAAATTAATTTTATTATTTACTTTTTTTTCTTTTTTTGTATATTCACAAGATGTCTTGGAATTTAAAAAAGAAATATATTCAATAGATTCTTTAATTCATTATGGTAAAATTAAAGAGTTAAAGGAAGCTAAAAAGAATAAAGTCTATAAAAGTTTATTTATTTTAAGAGCTGGTAAATCAATTGATTATATGGTAATTATTGTACATGATAGAAAATTGGTTGAGTGGTTAAGTTTTTGGATCAACAAAGACGAATTAATAAGTTTGAGAGGATTGGATGAAACCGATAGACTTGAAATCTATTATAGAAAGTATTAAACAACATTGGTGACTATACCATTAGTGATGGTCATTACTCTTCCGTCTCCGGTTGAGAAGGTTAGTGAAATAGCAGAGAATGTTATTCCAGCTAATCTTGTGGACATAGATCCAGATACAATTAAAGAAGGAACAAGAACGGTGTTGTTTGTGTTGTAAAGAGTTTGGTTTTGTCCACCAATAACTGAGGAATAGCAAGAATTTGATACTGTTCCATTTACACTACCTAATATAGATGCGTATCTAGAGAGTCCAATATAGTTACTATATCCAGTTATAATTGTTGACTTATTTGAACAACATAATGTATTTTGTACTCCACCGGGTCCTGTTGGTCCTTGAGGCCCAGCAATACTTACTGTACCAGTATCACTTTTTACTTTTAAAACTCCAGATTCATCTGCGGCAATAACCACATATCCAAGTTGTGGATTTGGTAAATCGTTTAGATTTTGAATAGGTAATATTAGTGATCCTCCTGGAGATGCCATTCACTATATATAAAATATTAAAACTTTACTTTCCTTTTTTCTTTACCGGAGCTTTTTTAGTTTCCGCTTTTTTAGGAGTAGTTTTCTTTTTAGTAGTTGCTTTTTTAGCTGCCTTTTCTTTAATATCCTTTGCAGATACTTCAACTAATCTTTCTACAACAGCTTCAACCTTAGGTTGTTCAACTGGTACTTCCACAACAGGAAGAACTTCTTTAGGTTCTTCAACCACTTGAAGTGGAGCTGAAGGAACATCACAAATTAATTCTGGTGTTTTTTCTTCCACTTTTACATCACAGCAACAACTGTTATCATTACATTCGTCTTTGCAATTTTCTGGAGTTGGACAACATTCAGGAACAACTTTTTCTTCTTTTTTATCTGAAAATGATTCAGTAAATCTTGAAAGTAGGTCTGCTAAAAATCCCATAAATTTGTTTAATTTTTAATTATATATAAAAGTGTTGTTTGCCCCTCATCAAAAATTTCTAAAAAAACATATATTTCAAAAAGGAAGGACACAATATTTTATATATAAGATATGAAAATTTGCAAATATCGAAATTGTAAAAATGAATTTGATGGTAGACCAAATAAGAAATTTTGCACAAAACAGTGCAAAAGAAATGAGCTTAAATATAAGCAAAGAGAAAAGAAAAAGCTAAAAGAATGGATAAAAATAAATTTATAGAAATTTCAAATAAATTACACAATGGTAGATATTTGTATGATTTGGTCCCTCAAGAATTTTGTGTTAATAGTAAAGTGACTATTATTTGTAATATACACGGAACCTTTAGTCAAAATGCTTATAAGCATTATAAATTGGGCAGGGGTTGTAATAATTGCGGTGGTAGTAAAAAAATGTCTTGGAATGAAATTGTTTTTAAGGCAAGCATAAAACATGATAATAAATATGAATACCCTGCTCAACATTTTGAAAACGGTAGATCAAAAATAGATATTATTTGTCCTAAACATGGTAGTTTTATTCAATCAATAGAATCACATCTTGTTGGAACCGGGTGTCCTTTTTGTGGTGGTAGTAAAAGACATTCCATAGAATCAATAGTTAAATTATTTAATAAAACTCATAGTAATAAATATGAATATTCGATAGGCGAATATAAAAATCATGATCAAAAAATTAATATTATTTGTCCTAAACATGGTAGTTTTAAACAGAAAATAAGCAATCATTCTTCTGGACAGGGATGTCCATGTTGCTATAGAGAAAGTAAAAAATATTCCGTGGAAGAATATATCAATTTTTGTAAAAAAGTACATAATTATTTTTACACATATGAAAATATAGATATTGATAATTTTATAACCTATATATCACACATTTATATAAATTGTCCAATACATGGAATTTTTAAACAAAATGCTAGATCTCATTTAAGAGGATCTGGATGTCCAAAATGTAATAAAACAAATACCTCAAAGGGCGAATTAAAGATTGAAAGGTATCTAAAATTAAAGGGAATTGAATTTATTACACAAATGTCTTTTGATGGTTGTTTTTTGAAAAGAAAACTACCATTTGATTTTTATCTACCTAAACAAAATATTTGTATAGAATATGATGGTAAACACCATTTTAAATCAATAGAATATTTTGGTGGAGATAAATTTTTAGAAAAGGTAAAATTAAGAGATAAAATAAAAGAAGATTTTTGTAATAAAAATGATATGAAATTAGTAAGAATAAAATATACTGATAATAAAAATATAGAAATGGTAATAGATAATGAAATTCAGATATGACAAAGATACAGAGGAATTGGTTGTTACTCAATCATCTAGAATTGAATATCATCAGATGAAAATTTGGCTTACTAGGAAAGTTAAGGGGTGGAAATTTAATCCAATGGTGAAAAGCGGGGTGTGGTCCGGAGAGATTTCTTATTTTAGAGATGGTAGAGTTAATTTTTCTTTATGGAAAGAATGTTTAAAAGGATGTCAGGAAATTGAAACTTCTTTTATAATGGAAAACAAAGAAGATTTCCCTATTAATAGAGAAGTAACTTTAGAGAGTGTTCAAGAATTTTGTAAAGAATTTTTTAAAAACCATAAAGTAAAAGATAAAGAAGGAAAATGGATTCCATTTTTTCCGTATGATCACCAAATAGAATCTGCTTATAAAATTTTAAAAAACAGATATTGTCTTAGTGAGGTCGCAACTTCTGGTGGTAAATCTTTAATCATATCCATTGTATTTTTTTACACTTTAAAAAATATTGAGCCAAATGCAAAATTTTTAATTATTGTTCCTAGTATAAATTTAGTAACACAATTTTACGATGCTATTATTGATTTTAATATTGGAGTGAATCAGAAAATAGATGGTGGAAATCCTTCGCCCTTAGATATTAGAATTGAAGAAATTATGTCTGATAGACCGAGAAAGCACGGAGCGGATAATCCAAATATTTTTATTGGAACCTATCAGAGTTTAGAAAAATGGCCTAAAGAATTCTTTGAAAAGATTCATACGGTTGCCACCGATGAAGCACATGGTGCCAAAGCAAAGACTTTGATTTCTATATTAAGTAAAACTTTTAAACATGCTTATTCGCGTTTTGGAGTTTCTGGGACTTTTCCAGGAGATATGACTTGTGAAATTTTAACGATTCAATCGGTTTTAGGTCCAAAGATTAATGAAATATCCGCACATGAATTAAAAGAGAAGGGAATTATTACACCTATGGAAATTAAGGCTGTTATTATGAATCATGGTGATAAAGAACTTAAAGCAAAATTAGATATCATCAAACGAGGTGGGAATGGTAGAGGTGCTATGGAAGTAGAGAAAGCATACATTCATGAATCTACAAAAAGATTGGATTTTATCTCTAAAATTGTTCAAAAATGTGATTCCAATACCTTGGTGTTGTTTCATTCGATTGAATATGGACAGAAAATTTTGGAGAGACTGAAGAAGGATTGTGTGGACAAAGAATTTTTTTATATTGATGGAGAAGTTAATAATAAAAATAGAGATGCTATTAAAGTGGAGATGGAAAAGACTAGCGGAAAGGTGCAGGTGCTAGTAGCTTCATTTGGAACTTTAGCAGTTGGTGTGTCAATAAATGCTATTTTTAATGTCATTTTTGCAGATTCTTTCAAATCAGAACAGATTATTATTCAAGCAATTGGAAGAGCTTTAAGACTTCACTCAGACAAAAAGACTGCCTATATTTTTGATTTGGTGGATGTTTTTGATCCAGATTCTTTGACTAATATTTTATATCGACACTATCAAGAAAGAGAGGGTTTCTACAAGAAAAGGAAGTACCCGTACAAAGAAATCAAAATAAATTTGTAACTTTGATTGAATATATAGTGTGATGAATATAATTAAGAAATTTAAAAATTTTTTCAGAGATGAATTTGGACCAGCAATTCATAAAGATACACCATTTATTAAATTGGATGGTGATGAAATGATGAATATATGTCAAGACTTAATGGATGAATTTGGATTTAATGGAAGAACTGGTAAAATATATATTTCACTATCAAATAAATTAGGTGAATTTTTTAATGGACTTTATAATGATCTAATTGTTGCTGGAAAGTTTAAAGAAGATCTTAGAATACCAGTTGTTTATAAAGATCCTCTTTTGTTTCGAATGGAATTTAGTAAACCTATAAGTCGTGCACAGTTTAATGAATTTGGAGATATTGTAAGTGATGATGAGGAAGAAAAATATAGATTTGCTGAATGTATAGAAGAATTGATTGATAGAATGGAAGACTCCTTTCCAATTGAATTGATGGATGAAAGTGAAAAATTTGTTACCAAAACCTTAGGAACCGAATCAGATCGTAAAGAAGAATCACATAGAAATTCAGCATATAGAATAGTAAGAAAGAATGGAAATCTTGTTTGGTCACAATCTACACAAGTTTCAACTACTACTAAAAATTTGGAAAAGGTAAGTGCAATTCCAAATGAGTTTATTTTAGCATTTAAATTAAAAGACGGATATGAACCTGATAAAAAAGTTTAAGGATTATATTTTAAATAAAACTATAAAATCTAGCCCAGACTATTTTGATAGTGTGTATTATATAGATGTAGATGAAATTCAAAATATTTGTCAAGATCTATTCGATATTGGATTTAATCCAAATATCGGTAAACCTATTCTACATATTAATAAAAGATGGTTAAATACAAAATCTAGGATATTAAATTTACACCAAATGCCAGATATTGCTGACCAATATATTAATAATCCTGTCAAGGTACCACTACCAGTATTTAAGGATGGTATGTTATTTTCCTTACAGTTCTCACGACCAAAGAACGATCAAAAACTATCAACAGATTTTTATGATATTGTAGAAGAAGTTATAGATAGAATGGAATCGACTTTTCCAATAGAATTATATGATGAAGATGCGCAATCAAATAGAGTTGTTAGATCAAATGGTGAATTATATTGGAAATTTAATCCAGATGGAATGCAATATGGTGGGATGACTAGATTAAGCTCTATCTCATATTGTGACTATTTTATTTTAGCATTCAGATTAAAAAATGAACATTCATAATAAATTATTAAGTCTTGGGTTTAAAAAAATTGAACCACATAAATTAGAATATGATTCCGGTAATAAATTTACTCCTTATTCTGATCTGAAAATTCCTGCTCCAAAGTGGCACTTTACTTACATTTTAAATTTTTCCAAGGATGTTAAAGTGTGGGCAATTGTTGTTAAACATACCGATATTACTATTTATTTAGAAAAAGAATTACCATTAGATCCTAAGAGGTCGTTTGTTGGAAATCGAACTTTATCTAAATTTTATAAGAAATCGAACATTCATGCAATCTATTCTTCCAACACTGGAAAATATCCTCCAATTACTAGCCTAAATAGTATTATACAAGTTTTACCAACAGATATTAAAAGAGATGTTATATTATCCAAATTGTTTGGTTAATATATAAGGAGTGAAAAGAATAAAAACTTTTGAGGCTTTTAATGCAATTGCTGTTGGTTGTCTAATTGGGGGTTTGATTGGAACTTTGGTTGGTCAGCTTTTTATTTATAGAAAGACCAATGATAGAAATCTACAAAACTCTTTACGGTCTTTAAAAGAGTTATCTGAACAAGGAGGATTTAAAATTGAACATGATGGAGACTTAATTCGATTAAAAGCAGATGCTAATAGAGAATTTGTCATGGATAAGAAAAATAGAAAAGTTGGATATATTTTTAATCGAAATAATGAGACATTTCCAATGACTAAGATGAATCGTGCTGATTTTGATAATTTGTTGTCTGGTGTTGAATATATTGAAAAATTTGATAAGGAAGTTCCAGATTGTTTGCAAGAGTTAGAAGATTTTGGATTTCAATGGGAAGTTGCCTCTTTTGATCCAATTTCAAAGAATTTTTCAATTTTGCTTAGAATACCTTCTGAAAATCTCTATGATGATTTTGCTTATTCTAAGAAACACAAAAGAGATTATGCTAGATTCAAAGAGGAAATACCACCAATGATCGAAGAGGCAATTGATAGAATTGAAGGAGAAATGAAATCTAAATTAGATAGACCAGAAAGCTATCATAATTGTAGTTACTACATAAAAAGACATGAAAATGGAAACTTACTAGCTTTTGAATATAGTCGTAAATCAGATGTAAATAATATATCTAAAGATAAATTTATTGGTGATATTTATGAAGATCACTTTTATAGACATTCATTTGGTGCGGTGAGAAGTGGATTTAAATTGTTTTTCAAAACAAATGTGTAGGTATTTACTATATAAAGGTACAAATTAAACTAAATTTTATGAAAAAACTTAAATTAATGCTGTTATTGATTCTAACAACAGTGGGAATATCTTATGCTCAGAATGTTGGAATTGGAACAGCAAGTCCAAATACTACTTTGGATGTGAATGGTCATATTACTGACCGAGGACTTTCTGGTAATTCAGGAAGCTATGTTGGATTAGATGCTTCTGGAAAATTAGTGGTAGCTACACCACCATCTGCTGGGGCTACGGGAGCTACTGGTGCTCAAGGAATTCAAGGTATTACTGGTCCGACAGGTGCTGCAGGAACCAATGGTACTCAGGGAGCAACTGGTGCACAAGGTGTCCAAGGTCCTCAGGGAGTTCAAGGACTTCAAGGTCCACAAGGGGTTACAGGTGCTCAAGGAGTTGCTGGTAATAATGGAACCAATGGTACGAATGGGACAAATGGAACTAACGGAACAAATGGGTCTGTGGGCGCCACTGGACCTGCTCCATCAGGGACAGGAATTGTTATAGTCAATGGTGGGTCTTTGGGAACACCTGGCTCTTTAACTGGTGATGTTACGACTACTGGTGCTGGGTTAGCTACCTCAATAGGTGCTGGTAAGGTAACAAACACAATGCTTGCTGGAAGTATTGATTTAACTTCTAAGGTAACTGGTGTATTGCCAATTGCTAATGGGGGGACTGCTACATCAACACAATTTACACCAGGGTCAGTTATTTTTGCTGGAACAAGTGGTGTTTACACACAGAACAATGCAAAATTATTTTGGGACAATACTAACAGTAGGTTAGGTATAGGAAATGCTTCACCAGGAGTAGATTTGGATGTATCTGGTGCTATAAGGACAAATAGTGGATTTATTGCCAACAATGGCGGCATTGGAACACCATCAATAAGATTTACAAACGATGCTAATAGTGGATTAATTCTTGGAGGGGCTGTCGCTGGTAAAATTGGTGTTGTTACTACAAGTTTGGAAAGATTTAGATTTAGCACAGTTGGGTTATCAATTAATCCATCTGGAACTGTTGCAGATGCTACTCAAGCACTTGATGTAGCTGGGAATGTTAAATTTAGTGGAAATTTACAACCAGGTGGATCAACTGGAACTGCTGGTCAGGTTTTGACTTCACAAGTAGCTGCGACTCCGACATGGACATCTGGATTTCTGAAATCAAATCATATAATGGTATTTAGCACTGGTACAGTTAATTTATCTGCATCAAATCAAGTAGTCCCTGGTATGACATATACGATGAGTTTAACGGCTGGCGATAGAGTAGTTATACATGCTAAGGTTGGTGCATATGCCACATCCGTAGGAGCCTATTCTAATATGCAAATGGGTGTTGTGGTTACTACTCCAATACCAACTACGGCTTTTTTGCCAAATGCAAACTCAATCTGTGGTATTGATGATGCCAATGCGAATATTACTGGATGCACATCCTCCTCAATGACCTACTACGATGTTATAACAACTGGCACACATACCTTTAATGTCCAAGTTATAGCGAGAGATTATCTTTCATTAACTGTCACTTGTGGTGGTGCTAATGGGTCTGTGAGTCAAGGAGTGCTCGAGTTACAAGTACTAAAACCATAATAAATTATATGAAAAACCTACTCTTAGCTCTTTTACTCTTACCACTTACAATATTTAGTCAGTCTATTTATTTTCAAAATGGTGCAACCATTTCACTTAAAGGATCAGTAAATATCTTCGTTCAGGACGGATCATCCATTGCAATACAGTCAACAGGAACCTCAGGATTCTATATCACCGATAATGGTGTTGGAACCATTGATTGGAATATTCAAAATAACACAGGAACCTATATCATTCCATTTGTCTCAACCGCAAATGAAAATGTTCCAGTCACCGTAGATATCACATCTCCAGGAACAGGAACCACCGCAAAATTTTCAAATGTAGATGGTTCACCATCCAACTATCCAACTTTTTGGGATCCAAATTCCATAAATAGATATTGGACTTTAAATTTTGATAATTATACAACTCTACCAACTGGTAATGTTATTTTAGGATGGACTTATAATGATGTTCCAACATCCTACTTAGATGTTCAACTTAAATACTACAAAGATGTTTATTCTGGAGTTTGGACAAACAATGAACTGGCAACTAATAATGTTCCATCTAATCCAGCACTTCTAAGAACTACTACATTTCCAATAAACCTTTACCTAAATACATTAAACTCTAATCATACTTGGACTCTAATGAATCCAAATACATCACTTCCAGTAGAACTTACCATTTTTGAAGCATATCCAGTTAATAATGAATACATTATGACACATTGGGAAACCGCTTTAGAAATTAATAACTTTGGATTTACCGTAGAAAGAAGCCAAGACGCAATACATTTTGATTCTATTGGATTTGTTCAAGGATATAATAACTCTACCTTAACACAAACCTATTATTTTCCAGATCATCAGGTTAATAAGAATATTCTATATTACTATCGTTTAAAGCAAATTGATAATGATGGACACTTTGAATATTCAAATATTAAAGTAGCTATGATTCAATCAGAGGGTTTAACTTTTGATGTGTTTCCAAATCCAGCAATCAACAATACTCAATTTTATATTAATTCTGGTGAGTCTAAAAATATAGTAATAAAACTAACCAATATGTTAGGTCAGAGAGTATCGGAAAATAAATATTTTATTAATTCTGGATCAAATAAAATCGACTTCAATACCAGTTCTTTAGCAACAGCAACTTACAATATTACTTTAGAAGATGGTTTAAATACTATTACTAGAAAGTTTGTTATTTCTAAGTAATATATACCTTTAATGGAACATATTTCGGATCAACAAGAATTTGAATCTTATCAAATTTATCTTTTAGATATAATTGATTTAGGATATTCTTTTAATTTATTTGGTGGAAAGTCAAAGCCAGGATTTGTTTTTAAAAAATGTGCTTTAAGAAGAGACTATCAAGATACAAAAGAATTATTAGACGCATTTGAGAATCTTCTAGAAGAAATTTTCGCTTCTATTGATAGATTTAAGTCAACCAATATAGAAGAAGTATCTGTTCATATTGCTCTAATTAATGGTGGAATTCAATGGACTAACTATGATATATGGGACGAGACTAATCTTACAAATAATAAAAAATATAAAAGAAATATTGATCGATATATTGATGCTGTGATGAATGATTTGAATGATCATATCTATGGAAGTACTTCAAGAAGTATAAATAAATATGCAGTTTCTGGTCCAATAACGGTTCGAATGACTTTTAAACTCACACTAGAAGAAGGTAAGAAATTTAATGGATAATCTTTAAACTTTCTTAAATTTTAAACTATAACTAGCTAAACTAAATTTTAAATTATGCCAAAAGCTAACTACACACACATCGCCATTCTGCTTGATCGTTCGGGCTCTATGAAGAAAATTAAAAATGATGTAATTGGAGGATACAATTCTCTAATCTCTGAGCAAAAAAAGGAACCAGGTGAACTAACAATTTCTCTTGTTCAATTTGATTCTCACTATGAGCCAGTTTATGAAAAAGTGAATGTTCAAGAAGTTAAGGAATTAACAGAAGATATTTATATTCCAAGATCCATGACCGCATTAAATGACTCTATGGCAAGATTAATTGCTGAAACCTCATCTATGATTAAAGGACTTTCAGAAGAAGATAAACCAGAAAGAGTTCTTTTTGTTTGCATGACTGACGGAGAAGAGAATGCATCTAGAGAATATTCAACAACAGCTTTAAAGCAACTTATTGAAACTCAAGAGGGAAAAAATTGGGAATTTTTATACATTGGTGCTAATCAAGATTCTTTTAAAGAGTCTGAATCAAGAGGTATGAAACACTCTATGAATTTTGCAGCAACTGCTGAAGGAACTGGTGTTATGTACAAAGCAGCTAGCTTAAAGATGTCAAAATATAGATCTTCTGGGAAACTGGATGATTAATTGGTGAAAAACATGTTGGATCGAGTGTTGTCTCGCGGAACAAACTTTGGTTAGAGGAGATACCAAAAGCCCGAAATCCTACAACAAGTGGTACAATTACTAAGAAATTAGAAAATGAGGTTATCTTGGACAGGTGTGAACTCCACTACATAAGGGAATCTTTCGACAGACACCAATTTTTAAAAAGAGTTATAGAAGAAATTTTATAACTCTTTTTTATTTATATATACTTCATGCAATTTTTAAAAAAATATGAAGAGTTTGACTATGGAATTATCGGACATTTTTGGCCACTTCTAATTCCAATAACAATTAGTCTATTTGGTAAATATTTAAATAATAAAAGAGAGAAGCGGTGGGTTAAGGACTTTTTTACTGATACTATGTATAGTGGGTATAAAATAGAAAGGGATGGATACGACATTAATATTTCTATAAATAGTCAATTTTCAAATGGTAGAGAATTTTCGATTAATACTAAAACTAGAAAAGTGACTTATCAATTTTCTACAAGATTAATAGAAATTACTATATCACAAGAAGATATGAATAAGTTTTTAAAAGAAATTGAAAAATATGAACAATCGGAAGAAATACTAACTGATATTCTTCAAGATGTCAAAGATAATTTTGGATTTAATTTCACCATTAGACATTCTAATTTACAAATGAATTCGTTTGTTGTTGAATTGTTAAGACAAGATCTTCTATCAAGAATTCACGCAGAGGTGGAGGATATTATGGAAGAAGATAATATTGAAGAAGAAGAATCTGGAGCTCCAATAAATACTAGAGAGGAAATAGATGAATTTGCAGATATAATGTATGAAGTAATTGACAGAATTGAAGATGAATTTAATACAAAATTGTCTTCTAGCGCTAAAGGACTTGGTATCACTGGAGATAAATCATATTTGATAACTAAAGAGCAAGGAACTTCTGGAGATCACTTACACCTTAAAAAAATTGAAGTTCAAAGTGTTAGGTCTGAAGAAAAATTGATATTTAATAAGAGTTTTAATTTAGTAGATAGAATACCAGGACTAATGAGTTTAAATTTTAAAGGAAAATAAACCATTTCAATAATTTTATATATATTTGTAGTATGAAAACATATTTTATATTTTTCGGTCTCTGAATGAATCATTTGTAGCATCCCAAAAAGCTAACAAATCAGAAACCCTATTGCAAATAAAAATATAAAATTAAATAAAATGTATCAAGAAATTATAATCGAGATCAGAGACCATGAAGGTGGTGAAGACTCAAAACTTTTAGTAGAAGATTTAACAGATATCTATCTACGATTTGCTCAAAAAAATAAATTTAGAACAAAGGTTCAAGAATCCAGATCTGGATTTACATCTATCTGACTGACAGGTGAAAATGTGAAGAACATTTTTGATCAAGAAGTAGGTGTGCATTGTTTTCACCGTGTCTCACCGACAGAGAAAAGAGGTAGAACACATACTTCCTCTATTGCTGTGTCTGTAATAGACTCTAAATCATTTGTTAAAAAAAGATGTCAAATTGATCCAAATGATGTGGATATCCAATATATCAGAGGAAGTGGATCTGGCGGACAGAAGATCAACAAAACGAGTAGTACAGTTCAAATTACTCATCTTCCAACTGGAATTCAGTTTAAGGTTCAAGATGGTCGAGATCGTTCTAAGAATGAGGAAATTGCTTGGCAAAGACTTCAGGAAAAGCTAGATGAGAATTTAAATAACCAACACAATGATAGTTTAAGATTTGGGAGATGTAACCCGAATCAGTCTGAAAAGAGAAGAACTTATAAAATTAAAGATGGTTATGTGGTGGATCATTTTAATGACACTAGAGCAGAACTTCGGCAAATTTTCAAAGGCAATATTGATTTATTACATTGTTAATAAAATATATAATTTTCTAGTTTTAAAACTAGATATATAAATTATGTCAGAAGAAAATAAAGAAACCAAAGAAGTTAAAATATCAGCTTTTCCACTCTCTTTTAAAGAGTTTGTTTCTGATCCCGTAAAGGCAATTTTATTCCTATGTTTGATGGCTATTATGTATTTATACATAGATAATAAAATGGTGTACAAAGGACAAATTGAAAGAGATGAGAAAAGAATTGAAATGTTAGAAAAGAAAGTAGATGTTCTTGAGAATAAATTATTAGAAACAACCAAAAGATTATGATAAAACACATAAAGCACCATAGTAAAAATATTTTCAAACCAAGATATGCTTGGTTTGCTGGATTTTTAATTCTAGTATTTCTTTGCTTTAAAACTTTTGACTCAACAGTTAATTTTTTTACATCACCAGCTGAAATAGCAGAGACAGATAGTTTAGAAATTGACTCCATTCCACAGGAATATGTTGAGGCATTTAAAAGTTTAGATCAAAAGGTAGAAAAGGTTATTTTAGAAAGAAATTTAACTGCAACTACACAGGAGGTACATGAAATGGTTAAGAAGGTTAAGATTGCTGATCCATTAGTATCCATTCCTATCTCTACAACAACTTCTGGTCAAAATTATTCACCAACATGGGTATATGAAAATGATTCAAATAAATCAAACACATATAGAAAAAAGAAAATTTATACTTTTTATATTGTTACACATAATGGATATGTCACTAATCAATATGGGGCTGTTCAATATTATTTGCCTGGAGAAGATAAGAGATATTATTACGAAATAACTTTAAAAGAAGGTGTTTATACTTTCATTACACTCGGACTCACACCAAATGATACGGTTCCTTTTGCAATTGATCAAACTGGTGTTTACAAATTGGGATTTCAAGAAACACATCCAAACTTTTTAATATTTAAAGATTCACTTCCTTAAACTTTTGTGTTAAAATATCATATAGCCACTATGAAAAGAACTATATTATACATACTAACAGGTTTATTTCTAACCTTAACATCGTTTAATTCGGTGAAAAAAGAAACTACTTTTTATTTAATTTCTAAACCAGGATATATTAACGGTAAGTATGACAGGCTTTGTTACATTTGTGAAGGAACAAAATCAGTTGGATTCGGTAGATTTTCATTTGAAATAAATCTTAAAAATGGAACTTATAATTTTATAACTTTTGACAAGTCAGATACTATTCCATTTGTCGTGGACGATAAGGGCGTTTACAAACTTGGTTTCCAAGAAAACCACCCAACCTTTAATATTTTTAGAGAAGATCCATTTCAAGAAACCGCTGAGAATTAAATTAGATCTTTAAAGTTTAATATCAATTCTTCTTCGGTTGGTGGTTCTGATCTAACATCCACCATATGATCCAAAAATTCTAGTTTATCACTTTCTGAAAAATTTTGTGTTAGACAAAGCATTTTCCAATCTAGCTTATCTTTATGTTCTCTAATAAATTCAGAAGTTAAGTCTCCATTAATACTAATGGTTGTCCAAAGATCATATTTTTCAATAATTGGTAAATATTCTTCCATATTTTTAATTTTTCCAGAAGAAATTAGATAAATCATTATTTTATTCCAATTCAAATGATCTGGGTATAATTTCAAAAATACTTTAGATAAATTGGAATAGGTTTTCATGGAAAGGTCTTTTAAATCCGATATATCAAAATATCCTATTTCTATAGCATCAAAAATAAAATCTTCTGATAGATTCATCATTCCAATAACAGTTCCTTTTTCAAATAATTCTGTATTTTCTAAAATAAATTCTTCTGGAATTTCATATTCTTTTAGAACACTTAAAGCACCTCTGTTCTTAACTAAATCTTTTAGATAGCTTGGAGATAATTTAACAATATCATTTTCAATTTTTGCAGCTTCTGGGACTAATTCAATTTTTTTACGCATAAAAATATACCTATTTTTCTGTATTTATTAAATAGTCTGTGTTTCCTTTTGGTTTTTTATATAACTACCAAGTTCTCATGTAGTGTTCTGGAGTAACTCCGGCATTTGCCATATAATTAGCACCAGATGCTGTACAAGCAGTGATGAAATTTGTCAAGGCTGTTGTATAATCTGCTCCTGTTCCAACAATTGGTCCAGAAGAATTTAAAGAAGAATCTAAAAATGATGCTTGATACCAACCACCCGTATAGGTTTTTATCATATCTGGCATTCCGTTTGGCCAAGTGCTATTTGTTCCGTTGAGTCGATTTGAAATCCCAGTAACACCAGAAACCGTTCTAGGGACGTAGGTAATGATAAGACTTAATTGTGAGTTTAGAGATGCCATATTTTAGTGAATTCGTTTTTGTTATATATTAAAATTAAAATGTGATAATTTTCTATCCTTCCAATTCGGTTCCTAGTAGTAATGTATAGTGGAAAGAGTTTTTACCAATTACTTTTATATGATTTCTGGCCAAGTCACACAATGCTTTATAGTTGTTTTCATCTGAAAACACTTGACATCCTTCTGACCAATTTTTAACTTTTTTACCACCTGGAAATCCCCTATGTATAAACATTCCATGGTTTCCAACCTCTACGTTTTCTTTATTGTCGAAATGAATAATATCATCGTCAAAATGTTTGTCTCTATAAGCTTGTTGATTCCCAACAGATGCAAAATAAGGTCTTGCCTTCATTTTATATTCTGTTTCTGGAAGCTCAGCTTCTCTGAATTGATAGATGTTTTTATATTGTGCTGGAACCATAATACCAAGTCCCTTTGGTCTGTTTTTAGCACACCATTCTTTCATGGTCATTCCGTGCATTTCCGTTCCTGGTAGAGTAGAGACTGCCCATTTTTGTGATTCCCAATTTCCTTCCGAATTTTTCCAAATTGCCCACATGACATCTTTGAATACATTTGAATAGATTTGTCCTTCATATTGATTTCTCACACCAACAATGTTGATATATCCATCTTTTTCTTCTACGACATATCCCTTTTTCTTCATTACTTTAATAATCTTTAAAACATCTTCCGATGCTTTACCAACGGGTGGAGAAACAGTTGCTCCAGAGGTTCCTTTTCCATCATCCGTTGATAAACTTCCTTGTGTTTCTGGAGTTTCATCACCAGTTCCATATTTTGGACCATAGTCTAAAGGTGGTTTATCTTCATGTTTTGGTATATTTATTGTAGATTTATAATCATCTCCTGTTTTTTGGTTATTTGGTCGTAAATCTTTATCAGAGGATGTTTTCTGTCTAACCGTGTTGATAGCACCATTATCATTTAAATATACATTTTTGGATAGGAATTTTGGATCTCTTAGTGATTGATACTTTTGCAAAACTGCTACTAGTGCTGGGTTTGGAGTTACTGGAGCTCCCATATTTCCAAAATAAGGTCCTCCCATATCACCCATTAAATTATCTACAAATTCGTCAAACCAATTCATAAAATTTGTTCCAAGAATGGCTTGCTGATCAGCTGAAGAATCTCCTAAATTTATTTTTTGCCTATTGTCTTTTAGGTTAGCATCAATAGTTGAGTCTGTTAGATTAATATTATTAAATTTATAATCTATTTTTAACCCCTCATCATCATTGACATAAATTTGTGTTTTATGATCAAATAATAAAGCCTTCATACTCAAATAGTTATCATCTGATAGACTTTTAAGTTTTTGTTCTAGATTTCGATTATAGTGTTCAGCAAAAATGTATTCTGGTTTATAGATATTTCCAGAATCAAAAACAACAGTTATAATTTTACCAATTTCTGGAACATTAGAGGAATTTCCATTGATGTCTTTCCAAGGAGCAGCCCATGGAATATCTTTTACATCAATTTCATCAAATACATTAAAAACTCTAATTTTTACCCTTCCTATTTTTAGAGGATCTTTGTTATCTTCAACTACACCTAAATAGGTTACATTTCCATCAATATACATATAAAGTATATATTATTTAGTGACCACCTGGTAGGAATGATCCAAGTTGATCTCCACCAAAATCTCTTAAAGAATTATGTAAATCATAGAAAAACCTAGTACTTAGTCCAGATGTTTGAGATACTTTATCATAATATCCTTCATAAACATTTGTTGGTTGTGACATTTTACCAATTCCAGAGGCATTTCTTATTTTATCCAATGAATCATTTAATAAAGCAAATCTTTTGTTAATCTGACCCTGTGCTTCAACCAATAGATTGTGCTCCAATTTCTTGGCAAGTGTAGTAGCATTTTTAATGGTTTTATCTTTTAGTTTATCTAAATAACTTTGCCCTTTTGGTCCACCGGTATTGGTGGTGCTTTGGGTAGAGGTTGATGGATTATAATAGTTGCCAGGATCAAAAATGTCTATAACTATTGGAGTTTTTGTATCTTCTTCAAATGAAATAGAGCTATATCCAGAAGCTGTTCCAAAATCAATAGTGGCATTTTTAGTTTCATTTGGTCCAACATATAGTGGATCTATTCTATCATTTGATAGTACGGCATATTTTCCAAATAATTGTTTATCTGGAACCCACTTTTCAAATTTCATAGTGGAATATTTGTAATCGAAAGTAACATCATATTCAGCTCCATAAATTTTTGGCTCTTCTCCAAGATTTATATCTGCTGGATGTGACATTTTATCAAAATATAATTGACATTCATATAAGTTATAAACATACCTAGATAGATTGTCTGCTAAAACTTCCACAGCCATTCCAGGATTTTGTGAGTTTATAGCTTTTCTAACTCTTTGAAAATTTCTAACTTCAGAAACAATAATAAAACAATCAAATCTAAGTAAATTTTCCGGAATTAAATTTTTTCCATTTAGTCTTGACCAATATAATAATTTATATAAAGAGGCTAAGGTTCCTATACTTAAAGAAACATCCTCATTAAAAGAAAGTGTTATTTTATCTTTTCTATATTCTACAAAAGACTTTTGCTTTTCTGAAGTATTGGATTCAATTAAATTTTCTAGACCAGCTATTTTTTTCAAATAGTAAGATAGATAATTAGTGTTCACTGATGATATTTCACCAACTTGTGCAAATGTAGTTGGAACACTATTTAATTGAGATTGCTTTTCATTGGTTTTAAAAAATTTATAAAACTGTTGTTTAAATTCTTCTAATATTGGTTTTCTAGAAGCAATTTCTGAAATTTGTCCAGAAAACATATTGATAAAATCATCAATGGATCCATTAAATAATGGAGAACTATTTGTGTTAATTACTAGCTCATAGCTATAGGCAATTGGATCGTTATTTTCATAAGGGCTTCCTTTAAATTGATTAAGTCTAAATGGTGTGGTTTCTTTTCCATCAAAAGTGTGTCTATCATTTTTAATAGTTGCTATTGGAACTAAATTAGATAAATCATGTCTAAAATTATCTTGTCTATCATCTTTAAAAGCATCTGTATAAACATCTTGTGTCACCACAAATTTATCTCTAGCTGAGCTTACTTTACTAGTATTTATATTTTGGTCCAAATTAACCGATAAATCTTCACCTTTGTAATACATTAGTGGGGTAAATCCAGGTTTACGAACATTTCCTGCTCTATCATTTGGTAGTGGTTGTAGTAAATTTGGGGATCCACCTTCGGTTCTTTTAACACCATTATTTGAAAGTCTTATTTGTGCCTCTATTGGGAGTCCTAACCATTTATTTGTGTCTAATGAACTATTGAAAAAGTTGTTTAAGCTATCTGCCATAAAGTATATATTAAGAATAATTTATTTCTATTTAAAAAAATAAAAAGTAAAAAAATGCTTTTAATATATAAAGTATGTCTGGAATAATTATACCAATTAGTGATATTACACTTGTCAAAAAACCACCAGCTGGGAGTAAACTTTTAAGCTTTGATATAGATGGAAATTTGAAAGCTAAAGATTCTTCTGGTACTGTATCATCGGTTAGTTCTGGGGGATCATCTATAATTGATTCTGACCAAATTGCATTTGGAACAGGAGTTGGATTAACTAGCTCTCCTAATTATATTATAAATGGATATGGTTCTGTTTTGGGAGGACTTGGAAATACACTAACTGCTTCTTATTATTCAACTATGATTGGCTCTTATTGTAGTATTATTGATGGTACATGTGAGTCTGTAATAATTGGTGGTAGATATGGATATGTTTGTCTTTCAAACAATTCGTCAATAATTGGTGGTGATTGTAATGGAATATCCAATGAATCAGATAGATCATCTATTATCGGTGGACATTATTCCAAAATGCAGGGATCTACTGGATCTGTGATACTTGGAGGATCTGGATATTGTGATGGAAATCCAGTTGTTGGTATTCAAGGAGGAAATACTATTGTTGGTGGTCAAAATAATTTGGTTTCTGGGGGATTTTATTCATCAGGACCATCTACCAATTATCCAAATAGAATCTATAATTCCGATGCAGCGTCAATCATTGGTGGAAAAAATAATTTAATAGCAACAAGTTCTAATTTTTCTTCAATTGTTGGAGGATCTAATAACAGTGTTGATTATCATAGTGAACAGGCATCTATTTTAGGTGGAGTTTGTAATAGAATACTTTCTACATCTCATGGTAGTTCTCTGATTGGTGGGTATGGTAATTTTATTGAGTGTTCATATATATCAACTGTTATTGGTGGACAACACAATACAATTTGTTGCTCACACAGATCAACTATTGTAGGTGGTGAGTGTAACCGATTTAATTGTGTTGATAAATCAACCATACTTGGTGGATATGGAAATGCAATTGGATATTCTTGTTGGACCACTATTGGTGGCGGAAGCTATCATTATATATGTGATTATTCTCATTATTCGGTGGTTATGGGTGGACAAACAAATAACATAAACTGTTCAGCCAATTCCACTATTTTAGGGGGGTTTATTAATAAAATATGTTGTTCTTGTTGTTCCTCAATATTATCAAGTAGGTTTGGTACTATGTGTTGCTCAGGAACATCCATTTTAGGTGGGTCTTGTGGATATATGTGTGCTACTAATGACTCTACTTTACTTGGTGGATATCAAAATAAAATTGTTGGATCAACCAATACAACTGTATTTGGTGGATCTAGAAATGAGATTTGTTGTGGGTCAGGCAATTCTTCTATACTGGGTGGTGTTTATAATAAAATTGATTGTTATTCAGCATTATCTACAATTATTGGAGGATGTTGCAATATCATTGCTACTTGTGGAGGAGATGTTGCTAACTCTTCTGTTGTTGGTGGTGTTTGTAATATGTTATTCACATCAAGAGGCACGATAATTGGAGGATATTTAAATAGATTAGGGTCTTTTTCAACTAATTCTTCAATTATCGGTGGATCCTATGCTACTGTATCCAACTCCTACAGCTCCGTTATTCTTGGTGGAACTAATCAAACACTTTACAACACCAATAATGCGGTTCTTGTTCCTAACTTTTATATAAATGGGTCATTCTCAACATTTGATTCCGGTGTTACCGTATCGGGAGTTTCCAACTTCTCAGGAACTCCAACATCTATTTGTGTAGTTAATGGAATTGTTGTATCCATTTCATAAATTTTTTAACAAAAAGACAATTTGAAATTTAATATATAAAAGAAAAATAGTTACTATTATGGTTATTACACTAAATAAAGCAAAAGAAATTGTTTTGGTTCCGGAGCAAAAAAAGTCAATTACAACTCTTACAATTGAAAGAGTTGTTGATAATCCAACACAAAAGTTTGTTCGTGTATTCTTCAAAGAATTGAATAAACCAACAACGGTTTGGGAAGGAGCTGCCTATGATGCTGCTGGTCAATGGACTGATTCAGATCTTCAAGCTAAGATTGCTACTCTATTTGCTTAAATAGTTGAGAACTTTAAAGATTATCTTTTATATAAAAATAAAAGATAAATTTAATGTATTCAATATTTCATATAGAGGGTGGTGTTGGTAAGAATGTTCTTGCAACAGCTGTAGTCTCATCACTTAAAAAATCTGATCCAGAAAGGAAAATAATTATCACAACTGCGTGGCCCGCTGTTTGGTTTTCAAATCCTAATGTTGATCAGATTTTTGTTTTAGGACAAACAGCTAATTTTTATAAAAATTTTATTAAGGATCAAGATGTTAAGATATATCGTCAAGAGCCCTATAATCATGAAAATTATATTTTAAATAAAGAACATCTTATTTTAACCTGGTGCAAACTTTGTGGAGTTCAATGGGACCAGACAGGTCCACAACTTTATTTTTCACCTTTAGAACTAGAATTCATTAAACTTAAATATTTTGCAAATATTAAAAAGCCAGTGATGATTATTCAATCTAATGGGGGCGGTCCTGGATCACCAAGACCTTATTCTTGGTATAGAGATCTGCCTTTTCAAACAGTTCAAGAAGTGGTTAATTATTTCAAAAATGATTATTTCATTTATCAACTTGGATTTGAAAATCAACTTCTAGCAGAAGGAGCAACTCGATTAACTGGAGATTTAAGAGAAATGTTGGGAGTATTTCCATTTTCCAGAAAGAGACTTTTGATTGATTCATTTGGTCAACATGCTTGCGTATCATTTAATTTACCATCTGTGGTTTGTTGGATTGGAAATAATCCAGATGTTCTTGGATATAATTTACATAAAAATATTAAACCAAGTGTAGAACCAGTTTTGGACACTCTACACTCTTCTTATATGGATGATGCTGATATTGGTGGAAATCCAATTCAATATCCATATAATACTTTAAACATATTTGATTCAACTCAAATAATAAATGAAATAATAAAACAATAAAAATGAGAAAATTTAATTATATCACCGGACTTCCTAGATCAGGATCAACACTTTTGACCAATATTTTGGTTCAAAATCCAAAATTTCATGCTTCAACAACATCTTCTTTACTAGATCTTCTACTTCAGATAAGAAATAATTGGAATAATTTAGAAGGACACAAAACGTATCCAAATGGTCAAGACAAATGGTCTGTTATACAGTCTGTATTGCAAGCATATCATAAGACTGATAAAAATATCATATTTGATAAGAATAGGGGTTGGACGAATCATATTGAGTTTATTGAAAAAGTAACTGGAACAAAAGCAAAAATGATTGCTTGTGTTCGGAATATGGATGATATTGTTTCTTCTTTTGAAAGACTTTTTAGAGAAAATCGTGGAGAAGAAGAAATTGCTGGTGAATTTTCAAATCCACAAATGAAAAATTTGGATGGTCGTGTATCCTCTTGGATATCGGATGATGGGGTGATTGGAAGACCTTATGTAAATTTAACAGATGCTATTACTCGTGGACTTGGAGATAGAATTTTAATATTTCCTTATGAACAGTGGACTCTAAATCCAGATTTGTGGTTTAAAAGACTATATGATTTCATTGGAGAAACTTATTATAAAGGACATGATTTTAATAATGTCGAGCAAAAAATGAGAGAAAATGATGCTGGATATGGCTGGGGACCCGATTTACATAAAATTTATCAAGGAAAAATTACACCAACTCCATCAAAATCCTTAGATTTACTTGGCCAAAATTGGGTATCGAAATTAAAAGATTCTGAGTTTTGGAAACAACAACCTGTTCAACAAAATGTGCCACAAAGTAACTTTAGATATCAGCCGTGATCTAATATCACATAGAAAAATGGATCAATTTAGATCAGCAATTAATAAGTTAGAAATTGGTATTAGAAAACAAATTGATAAATGTTATAATACCAATGGGATAAATCCTAACTATCTTATTGTTGGATACCTAGCAGCTGAGCAAATGATGGATTCTAGGAGATTTAGTGTCTCTAGTAAGCTACCAACAATTAATAAAAATGAGCTTTATGAAATTGGTGATTATTCTCTTTATAAAGTGTATGTAGATCCAAATATGGATAAAAACACCATTCTAATTCAATATGATAAAAAATCTATGAGAGACTCTAAATTAAATGCTATTTTGGAAGATTCTAAAGAATTGGAAACAATTGAAATTAATCTTGTAGGTGGTATATAAAGCTCTCATTAGAGAAGGCACCAGCAAGTTCTATATCTCCACCAGCATATACAATTGCGTCTTTTGCTTCCAACTTATCAATTTTGTCTTTTAAATTTTCGGTGAATGTTTTAGCAATATCCATTAATATTTTAGTATATTTTTCAACACTGAATGCTTTCATTAAAGCAGGTTTATTATATTTTAAGAAATTAATACCTTGAATATTAGTAATACTTGGATGACCACCACTGTTTCTAACCACTAATTCCCAAGCAGACACTTTGTATTTTTTTAACAAATCAGATTGTTCTGGTGATAGTTTTGAATATGGTGTATTCATAGCATTTTTTATACCTGATTCTTTTTCTAAATCTACTAAAACTATTTCCTGTCCGGATTTTTTATAGACACAATTTGAATAAAATGCCATTAGATCTGAATATCTAAATCCAACACCATCATAGGTAGGTCCTTCGTCTTTTAACATTTTTTTCCAATCTTGAGAAGTTTCATACTCTCTTCTTATATCTTCAAGAGAAACATAAAATCTTTTAAAAATGTTTTCATAGTTACTCAAAACCTCTTTAGCAATTTCTCCCAAATTAATTTGAGCTAGTCTTTTTGGTTTAAATGGGTTACAAGATACTTGTATAAGTCCCATTGGCCAAACAATACAAATAAAATCAGCCTCTGGATAATTTTTAAAAGGAACATATCTGTCATACGATCCTGGCTTCATCATATTTCCACCACCATACTGAGATATTATTTTATACTTTTCATCATATTTAACCCCCCTTTTAACTAAAGCATTGTTTTTCATCCAACCTCTATGTTTTGGATTATCTTGATTAAATTCTTCTATTTCACAATCTGGTCTTTCAACAAATGTATAGTTTTGCATTCTTGAGATATAGTCAGATAGGTTTTTTTGAATTTCTTCTGGTTTGGCCAAAACACCAGCTCTATCACTAACCACTGCTGAAGAAATATAATGACGAATGTTGTTAAAAATTGAATATAAACTAGCTGTTGAGTCTAGTACTAAACATTCTAGAAAATTTCTATTAATATGGTCTCTTGATCCATCTACTGATTTTACGGTAATTCTTTTATTTTTATAAGCAAGTAAAAGCCTGTTCACCACAAATCCCATCATAAATCTATTTTTCTCAGCAGAATCTTGTTTTTTATATTTGAATATGGAGTTTTGAACATCTTCTGGTTTTATTCCATGTTTTAAGAAGTTGGCTGAATCCACGGTTTTGATTAGTTCTATATCTTGTGGAGTAAATACATCCGAATAAGAAATTTCACCTGAAATTGTTTCTACATTTGAACTAGCTTTTGAAAAATAAGTAGATTCTGTATCTTCTGCACCAGCTTGCTTGTCGTGGTGATCAGTGGCTATAGTAAACATAGGTTTTGAATGTGCGAAATCTACTAGGATCGCCATATTTTCAGGCTTTTTATTTTTAACTGCAAACTCTAAACCACCATATTGAATTGTATGGCAATCAACAGTTGTAATATCGTAATAGGTTTTAAAAAATTCTTTTATTGCAACAGCTGATGCAACACCGTCTAAATCTTTATGAAAATAGATTTCAGCTGTTTTTACATTTTTTGTAATAGATTTTATCTTTCTAATCCCAACTTCCTCGTTTAAAAATTCTTTATATTTTTTCATTATGTTATATATTAACTTATATTAATGGATTATTAAGCATCCTCCTTTCTAAAAACTTCTAATCTTATATACATTACTTCCTCACTAGCCCTTCTTCTTTCTACAATTGTTTTTGAAATAAGTCCTTTAAATTCCACATAATCTTCAAATCCACCAACAGCATCTATATAAGTGTTTGTATCCATAAATTCTTTATTTGGAGTTTTTAATAAAATTTCAATCTTTGGAACCATTTCAAATTCTATTTTTCCGTTATTTACCTCCTTTGTTCTTAATTGATTAGAATTGGCAATAAATTCAATTTCACACCCATTATCAGATAAATCAATTAAAACATCTCGAATCTCCTCACTGGTTAAATCAATATTTTTTCTTATTAGAGTGTTTCCACTTATCCTATCAGTTGAAATTGTTATCTTTTCATTTACTTTTTTAGATCTTTTTTTCTC